ATATGTTTGTCCACCCAATTCAGTTTCTTTTAAGTGTTTACAATCTTTACATTTTATCATATCGTTCACTATTTAGTAATTTATAATTTCGTTCTCGTATCAGCGTTTGTGGGTAATTCACGCACTACACTTACGTATCTCGTTAGCACCCATTAAGTACTTCTGAAACGTAGCAATCTGTTTTGAAATGTTCGGATGCGCCAACGCACAGTTCTAATCTAATATTCGTTTGTTCATCGTGTGAACCTGTTCTATAAAGTTTTGAAGTTTCATCATCAAGTGTAAGCTCCCCACGCATAATTCCGTTCATTTGTCGAACTAAAAATTTAACGGGTGCTAACACATTGTCATACGGCATAGCCGCTTTGGTACTTGAAGTTTCGCTCTTTGTATTCATTTTAGTAAGTATTTTAAGTTATGTAATTCTAATTTTGGCGGCTACGACCGCATACAATCGGCACGTTATAAACAAATAAAATTATTCTCTCTTCATATAATAAATAATTACCCATTGTTTTGTATCTGTCGCATCTGGTGTAGTTGGTTCAATCTTTAAGTTACCTACCGCACTTGATATTGTCTTTAACTTTTCGTTAAGTTCTTTTTCATTATTATAACTTATTTTAATTGATGTTTGTCTGTACATTTCAATTCCCATAATTTTATCTGTTTATAACATGGTGTATAATCCATGTTAATTAAAATCCGTTGGTAATTCGATTGTTCTGAACAGGCACGGATCATACACCTGTTCGTTAGCAACAAGGCATAAAATCCTTGCAGTCATCCCATACTGTAAAATCTTGGTTGGGCTCTGGTTCATGGTCGCCACCTTCCCAATGTTTTTTTGAACAATATTCAATAGTGGTTAATCCTGGATATTCATCTCGTCCAGTTGTGTATCTTTTTTTGTGTTGGCAATTAGAACATTTAAAATGCCCAGTTGCTAACACGCGGTCATCAGCAATATTTGCCGTACCTTGTGGATTATTTTCTGCTAATTTTGTCATTTGTTTTTCAATTTTAGTTTTGTGAAGCAAATACTGCTGATACCGTCAAACATTAGGGCTTAACCCGCTACACTACGTTCCGCTTGAAAATGCTTCCATTTAAAATTTTTAGATACCAAAAAATCTAATTATCTCTAATGAGTACATTTTTCACAATATCACACAGTAACTTTTTTTCAGTAAGTTCAAATAGCTCCGTTGATTCAATATCAACACTTCCTTTCCTTAATCCACTGACTAAGGTTAATTTTCTTTTATACATTTTACCCGATTTTTTGTCAAATAGGTAATTAGTATTTCTTTCGTAATCAGTAAAAACAACTTCCATAATATTCGTATTAAAAAATTTTAAATTCCCATCATTTTCGGTTAAGCCCTAACGCTTCGGGTGTGGTCACAACCCGCATGAACGCCAGTATTTCAATCCCGTTTCGCGGGTCGCAAGCTTAAGCCTAACAAGGTTTAACCGCAATAAAGCGGGTTGCTCCAAGATAACCATTGTCAACGCTTTACGTTGCGGTGCCCGCAACCCGCATTGACTTCGGTTGCACCCGAAGCGTTGTGTTTAATTGCCGTGAAAAGTTGTTTAAGAAAAGAAGGGAAAGAAGCACGGCAACTAAAACACAACAATGTGTAAATTCCATGCTTGCTTTCCGGCTCGTTTCTAAGGCAATGTGTAATTGAAGCAATTAAAAATTATCAGATAATGCACTACCCTCGTCAATGGTGATTATCAATCTACCACCACATCCTTTAGCCCATTCTACTATTTCACCAACCTTAGCATTTTTATCAAATGTGGCTGTTTCAATCCACATATCACCAACGCTTTCATTTCCTGCGCTCATTTCTTTTGTCGCAATTACTTTTTTGTATTCTTTAAAATGTCTCATAATTATAATTTTTAATTAGTACTCGTATCAAGGTTTGTGCGTATTTGTCGCACGATAATTTACACTCAACGTTGGGCTTAATACGCTTCACGCCGTTCCGCTACAAATCCAATCATTAAATCATAACCTTAGTCGAAATTATCTCCTCCATCTCCTCCCTCGCAGTAAATTGAAGTGCCATATATCATTCTGTAATTACTAACTCCTCCCATTCTAACATCAAGTGACCCATTACCAAAAAGGACTAATCTGCCTTGATTTAATTTCTCTAATCGCTTTATTGCTTTTAAAAACTTTTCTTCCTCGGTCGTTAAAGTGAAAATTTCACCGTTTCTATTTTGTACTTCCATGTGTTATTATTTAATTCCTTTGTATTTGAAATAAGCCCAACGGTCGCGAGCCACTTCGATAATCGTTAGTATAAGACGTGAAGCGGACGTAACCCCAACAAGAGTTATATGTCAGTCAAACCCCTCTCTCCACGTCGTTCCTCCGTGGCGGGGATTGACCGCCACATAGCTCGCGACCGTTAGCAACAATAAAAAATTATACGTTGCTTTCTATCCATTTATCTAAATCCTTTCCGTCAAACTCTGCAAATGTTCCTTTCCAAGTAAGTTTTATCTCACCACCTGTTGCTTGCAATACCTTGTAAATTATTTTTATAACATCGTCTCGGTTATAATTTTTTACGGTTGCTAACAACGGCTCATATTGCATAGCCTTGTCTGTTTTTGTAGTGTAGTTCTTTTTTGCCATTTCTGTAAGTATTTTTAAAGTTTTGTAATTCTAATCTAAAGGCTACGCAACATAGCCAAACCGTTCATTGCAATACGCTTCGCTGCTCAAATTTTGTCATGTCGCTTATGCAGCATACGGCAACGGTGGCTACAATAAATACCTCCTCTGCTTAATTTCTTTTGGCAATGCAAACAAAATTTGAGAGGCGCTTCGCTTACGTGTCCTTCATTAAAATTTTTAACACGTATGCTTAACTCGTCATATCTTTTACTGAAATTATTACTAATAGTAAGCTGACCAGCTTCGGCCATATTTTCCCAAAGTTTCCATAATTCATTAACTAAATCCTTGTCTTTCATCGTTTTAATATTAAATTTTAATTCCCGTCCACTAATTGCAATGAACGGGTTGGCGGCTCGTTCTAATCACCGGGCTGCAAGCGCGAAGCGAACAGTCAATGAACAACGGTTAAACTTCATTTTAACCCTCTCTCCTTTGGAATACCAAAGGCGGGTTAAAACGCCGTTTAGCCGCCAACCCGTTACCACCCATTTAAAGAGGGCGATGTAAGTCTATATTTAAAGTGAAGTAATGGAAAAACGAAATTGTTATATAAGCATACCCCTTCATAAAAGAACGCCTATAATCAATAACAGCAACATCTTTGTATTTGCCTCGTTTTTCCTCGTCTTGAACTGGTTCTCTGCGTTTAATTTTGTAGTACCAAAAACACCAATCTACACTGCTTTGAGTTCTTTCAAAGTAGAATAAACGGGTGGTAACAAAGGCTATAATGCAAGCCTTAGTTTGTGCAAATTTGGAAAGTAATCGTTTCATATCTAAATTATTTAAAGTTTGACAATTTCGTGTTTCAAATACGGCTCGACATCATAGCCAAACCGTTGTATTTCATGGTATGGCGAGAATGCCGAATCTAAATTGTGTATTCCGCAATTTAGGGGCATGAAGCCATAACCTGAGCGCAGCGGAGGTAATGAAATACAACGGCCTCGTGCAAACTTGAAACTTACCAACTGAAAGCCCGCTACGGTAACAAAACACAACAAAGTGCAAACGTAATTTGAGCGGTAGAAGCTATCAGCGTTTCAAGTTCAATTTTTGTTCCCAGCCTTTAAATTAAATAATTCAGCTTTTAACCATTTAGCACCTTCATAAAACGCTTGTTCATCCATAGCAACTTCACCGTTGTTATGTCGTGTATGCTTTTCAATGTGAAATTGTATTTCTTCATTGGTCGGCAACATAGCCATAACAACAGCTAAATTTAATGCTTTGTCGTGGCTCGTATCAACATCGTTCACTTTCGTCTCATATTGGTTACATAAATGTTCGAAATTTTTATCGTGAATTTCCACGTTCCATATTTTTAAACATTCGTAATATGTTTGTCCACCCAATTCAGTTTCTTTTAAGTGTTTACAATCTTTACATTTTATCATATCGTTCACTATTTAGTAATTTATAATTTCGTTCTCGTATCAGCGTTTGTGGGTAATTCACGCACTAAACTTAGCCAAACCGTTAGCAAACATAATCAGCCCACTCGCCATCCAACCGCACATAAACACTACAACTGCTTTCCTCAACAGTTACATCTATATCATCATGGTATGGTAAATTAGGCATACTATGGTTTCCTATAACTGTATAAATTTTGCCACTAAATGGAGATATAAACCTTGTTCCTTTTGGATATTTAGCCAACGCCTCACTCAATTTACGTTTGCTAACACCATGTAAAGTGCATTGCTTTGTTTCTTTGTTGTTATTTTTGCTCATAATATCAAAATTTGTATTTCTAATTTAACTTTGGTGCAGCAACGCACCTTACATTCAACAATGATATTTCAGTTGCCTCCGCTACGCTGCGGCTATCCCTACGTGACTGCGAAAAATCTCGTGCCTCAATTTTCCGATTCGTCACTCCCGGTATACCTCTGAAATATCATCGCTCGGCACAACCTCAAAGCACATTGGACCGCTACGGCAACCGGAAATATATCAATGCACAAACGTAATTTAACGCCAGTGGTTATAGGTTAAGTGCTTTGAGTTCGCTTGAAATTCTCAGCCTTTAAAATAAATGACTAAGAATTGTCATATTTACAGTAGTGACAAATTTGATATTCGTAATCAATTTCATCGTACTCTCTGCCGCAACGTGGACAGTTTTCATCCAATATTACATCATCGTCATATAAATCTTCATCGTAATCGTACATGTCATTTATTTTAAATTCTTTCATTTATCTGAAACTACGTTTACACGGGCAGTTCAGGCTCAATAAAAATTACTGCGATCGTAACCATTCGGTAAGCTTTTGCTTTCTGTCATATCGTTCTACTTTGCCAATTGAAGCATTAAATGCACCAAATCGTTGGTAGCAGTTTCCAAAGCAATCAGCAAAAGCTACAAATTTATTGTCTTTCACCACCCATAAATAGCCTCTAAATGAATATACACCGTCTTTGCGTGTTTCTGCTTTTTTATGCAATAAATTTGTTTCGTCAACTGTCATATCCGTAATTTTTACAGATGCCTAACAATGTACAAATGGCATTGTATCAGCATCTAAGTTATTTTATATTGTTATTTAATCATTCGTTTCCTGTTCATCGGAAGTGGTCAACGCCACTTGTACTTGCAGTTCAGGCTAATTACCGTCCGCTCCTGCGGTCGCGTCCTTCGATTTCTACATTTAAAATTTTAGGCTTAAAATAATTACACCTTTCACCTTTATGATAGGTCATACTACATTCCCACAATTCACAATAGAACTTAGTAAATCTATGTTCCTTCGTATTATTCCACTTACAACTTGCACAGTTCTTTTTCATATCAACAAAATTTTAAATTCCCAAAATCGAGTAATTAGCCTGAACGCTCGACCGCCGTACTATGTAATATTTCCGTGTCGCGAACGAACGTGACCTGAACAAACGTTAAATCTCATTGATACCTCTCGCCAACTCGCTCACTCGTTGGCGGTATCAACGAAGATTTAGCGGTCGAGCGTTGGGCTTAATACGCTTCACTGCGTTGCGCTACAAATCCAATCACTGCTAATATCCAAGTCGAATGATTTGCGCCTACCTCAAGCTTTCACCTTCAAATATTACCCTTTTAGATAATTTGTTAATCCTGTCGATTGTCCATGCTTGGCATAAAACCTAAGAACCACTTTTGTTCCTGTGGTCATAAAATTTTTGACTTAGAACAAATTCCTGAAATTCATTAAATGAACTTGGTTTTTTGTGTTTTATAATTGCGTCAAATAATAAGAATTCATGTATTGATATTTTCCTTTTGAACTTATTTTTATTATTTGTCAAGAATGCAATTGTTTCATCTGTCATAATTACCGGTGAAATATCGGACATCCACCAAACATTAAAATCGCACAAAGACTGCAAAATCATCAATCTTTTGGCTTTTAATAAAAGGTAAGCTAAATTATCGGCCTCCATCTGACAAACTTCCGCATACCCCTTTAATTCATTGTAGTTCATAGCATATCATTTGAAGATTCTTCAATATATCCAGAGACTACTTCCGGTACATTTTCCACTATCTTAAAATAAATAGGGTCAAAATCCAATCCCCTAACCATTTCGCATGAAATCTTACTTACTGTTGGGTCTTTTTTTAGTTTTTCAACTCTTAAAATTGTTTCAGACTTGTTAATTAATTCTGTGCCAATGTGCCCACGCGCTTTCATGTCGCCTTTATTTTCATGCAAAACAGTAAGAACATGTGCGCCTGTATCGTCAGTCCACTTCATTAATCTACTGCTAATCATTGTTGATTCATCTGGGTCGTTAATGTTACTGATTAAGTCCCGTATCCCATCAATAACTACAAGTCCAATATTTTTAATTTTTTTGAAAATGTGGTCAATCATTTCAAGCCGTTCGGCAGGAGTGTATGGCCTTAATCCAAAAACGTACAGTCTTTCACTTCCAGCCCCGCCAGACATTTCTATTATACGCCTATATGCTTGCTGTACATAGAATTTACTTTGCTCTGTATCAAAATAAAATACGTTTTTAGGCGTTTTTGAAATGAATTTTCGATATAAAATATGATTACTTAATACACCAGCCACAAACATTGCTACCGCAAAAGATTTCCTAACTTTAGCTTGTCCCTGAATCACGGATATATTTCCCTCTGTCATTATTGTTATGGGTGTCATGCCAAAGTTATCAATTTGCAATATCGGAGGCGGCGGTTTTAAATTGACATTAAGTTCAATTTGTGCCTTTGCAAGTTTTTCGTCTATATTCAAACTTTCTGATATCAGGTTAGCATCTTGTTCAAATTGATTTAGGTAATTATTCATTTTTTTGCTCTATTTTTTGCAAATGTTCTTAGTGTACCTATTACTGTTTTGTTCTTAGCCTTTGGGTTTCCCATTAACCAATTCTCCATTTCCTCCAACATCTCCTTAATGCTGACGGAATATTCATTTTGAATTGACTTTATTTGTGGGAACTGTTTCCAGCTAACTTGCTCTTCCATTTTAAGGACATGTTTTAATTCACGTCCGTAAATATTTTCCCTATATAACCAGTTGATGAACTTTTTATATGTGGGGTCATTATTTGATTTTTCAAATTCAGTTTTGTAAAAATTGGTATATATATCTTTATTATCATTATCATTATCATTATCGGCTTTTTTGGGTTTCTTTGGGTTTCTAAATAACCCACTGGGTTTTTTGGGTTCCTTTGGGTTTTTGGGGCGTCCCCCCTTAGAGCCATTTATTTTATTTCTCTCAATTATTGATTCATACCTGTTTAGGTCTCTTTTTAAAGCCTGTTTTATCGGGATAAAGCACATTTTAGTTAACTTGTCTGGAGCTTCCGGATTTAAGTCATTGACATATCGAAACAGGTGTTTGGCAAGTTTCCCGGCTTCCGCATCTTCTAATTCTTCGAATGACTCAATCCAATCAGCATATGCTATAAATGATTTTTTATTTTCTGCCATGCTACCACCATTTTTTTATTTCCAATTTATTCACTAAATCATTGACAAGATTTCTGTATTTATTTGCCATTGCAAAATAAAATTCAACTGTATCTTCTCCTTCTTGCTTTCTGAGTTCATCCAACCTATTGAATCTTTTTTCTCCTATATCGGCCAATAAGTTATCTCTGAATTTATAATGGTCGGCTTCCCCCGAAAACCTGTTGCTACTTCTGTTTTGGGGGCGACAATTATCTTCCTCGTATCGGGTAAGTAAAAATTTACGACTAAAGCAATGTCCATTATCTATTTTTTTTGCCTCTTTTATTGCTCCGGAAATAAAGCATTTGCAGATAACGGTTCCGTCAGCAAGTATTTTGTAATTGTATTTACACCTTATATATCTCGAAAACCATGTGTCTGCATTATTCCTTGCTTTTTCTTTGTCCGTTTTTTTGCGTTTTAAGCCACTTTTATTTTTAGCGGAATACTTATTTGTTTGAGGCAATGATTTGTTGATACGGCTTAAATTTGACCGTCTCAGCAAAGATTTATTGTAGCATATTAAACAGAGTTTTGGTTTGATTGTAGAATTTTTATGGAATTTAAACTCTTTACCACATTCTTGGCATTTGAGGATTTCCATTGTATTAATATTTATGTATGTTACTGTCAGCGATTTAAAATTGTCATATTTTGATTGATTTCACTGTCGGTGGCTTTTACCATTTTAGCGGGGTTGTATGTTGGCAGTCTAACATATTTTACCACTATCCCATTGTTATCAATCATCATAGCAAATGATTTTTTCACATTGCTTATTATGATATCGTCCCTAAATTTTAACTTTGCCTCAACAAATCTTTCAACTTGAATAGTTGGCATTGCTGTTGAGCCTGTTTTTGCTTCAACTTTTGCAAAACATAGTGTGACGTGAGGTTTCCCGAACTTGTCAATCAATCAATTGATTGATTGACAATCTTCCGTATGATGTAAAATAAATTTCATCGCAGAATTTTTGAAATTTTTCTTTTTGATTCATTTTTATTCTGAGTTATGTTTGCTGGTTTTGCAAACTGTTATACATTTGTAAATTATGTGTGTTCAAATAAAGAATGCCAGTAACGGCGGGGTATAGCTAAGTATGTTAATTACTATTTCTTCTGAAAATGTTTTTGAAAAACTTTTTAACGGGATTGCCAAGTTTTTTATAATCTGCTTCGGTTAGCGTAGTAAATTCAAATCCGTATTCCCTTGATGCAGATTTAGCATAGGCATACGCCTGATGAAAGACAAGAAAATGTTGCGCAACAATAGCCCGGTGCAAATCTCCTGTTGGAATACCGTCTGACATTCCATTACTTCCAAACCATCTTGTGAATGTTACGCTGCCATCATATAGTTTAAATCCGTAAGGTTTCATAGGTTTTCTTTTTTTAACAATTCAAAAAATTTTGCTCGATATTCGCGCTGCTGTGGTTTAAGTTGTTTATCTGTTCTCCCTTCAACTATTTTGGCTCCATAAACTATTGTAGCATGTTCTCTGTTATTTTTTAATCCAACAGAAGTAAATGAATATCCCATTTTAAATGTCAAATACCACCAATATAAAAATCTGGAAAAAGCAATTTCTGTTTTTTTTACGGGTGAATCCATGTCGTCAATTGTTACTCCACATGACTTTGCAGCTAACTTTTTAACACGAAATGGAATATATTTTTGTTCCATTTCCATTTGGGTAAATATTTTTTCAGCACGTTCGCCGCCAGCTATTTTTGTCATAATCTGGTGCAGTGAAAAGTTTAGCCACAGTTCGTTTCTGAAACGTGACTTAATGTACATATATATAGCATCACCTAACTCTGGAAACTCATGCTCATTGGCTGGTATTTCTATTGTTTTCTTCATTGTAATAAGTTTAAAAAAGTCCGGCGCAATCACCGGACTTGAAAAAGCAAATTCTAAGGTTAATATTTAAGGGCATCAAAATGGCAAATCATTGTCTTCATCATCCGGCAACTCTGTTTCTGGAATATTGCTGCTTATCCCATCTTCTTCTCTTCCTCCGGGTTTTGGAAAACGAACCTCTCCATTTCCTTCGTGTTCATTTTTAGGGGACAATATTTTTATTTCACCCCCGAAATTTTCAATAACAATTTCCGTGTTATAGTGAGTTGTTCCGTTTTTGTCGTCCCATTTACGGGTTTTCAATTTTCCCTCTATGTAAACCAGCGTCCCTTTTGATATGTAGTTTTCTACAACTCGTATTAAATGAGGATTCCAGATAACAACGTTGTGCCACTCGGTATTTTCGACTTTCTCTCCTGATTTATTTTTGTAACTCTCACTTGTTGCAACGCTAAAGTTTGCAACCTGACTTTCATTTGATAGGTTTCTTATTTCCGGGTCTTTCCCCAACCTTCCAATAATTATAGCTTTGTTTAACATTTTTAGTATTTTTATTTAATAAGTAGTTTTAAATGATACTTTTCTTGAATAATTTCTACTCAAAAAACTTGTTGACAGATTGAAGTCCGTTTAGCTCAGCTCTTATACAATCAATGTTTGTGAGTAATGACTTATATAGGCTTTCCCCTTCTTCTTTATTAAGAGACTCTTTCCAGCATATACCACGAGCAATTTTCTCTACGGTTGTTGCTGTTATATTGTCAATTGATTGTCCTTCGAATTCGGTAATCACCCCATTTTTCAGCTTAAGCATGGTGAGTGAAATAGCTTTGTCATATTCGGCTATTCGCTTAGCTTTCACCTGCGCTGCCTTAAATAGCCTAAGCCTTTCCTTCTCCAACTGCTCGATTTTTTTTTCGATGTTTTGACGCATCGTTATCGCATCTTCCATTGTGATAAAAATTTAATTTCGTCCATTACTTCCTTTTGTGCCTCTTTTAATTTTTTTTGAATCTCGGCAATCATTTCTTCGTCTCTGAATACTGGAATTTGAACTGGTTGCAATGCTGGGTGATAGCTATAAAAAATGTTCTCCTTGCGACCGGTCACAAAAAGTTCAAACTGCATTTGCTTGTAGTAGTTTGTGGGTATTTTATTTGATTTTATGTATTCTCGTTGCGTTTTGAAAATAGGACACTTTATCTGTATAATTTTATCATCATCAATTAGACCGTCCGGGCTACATACAGTCCATTCGTCGAACTCTACTACTCCAACTTGCTGAATAGCAACCAAATTTTTAAACTCATAATCGTTTCTCGCTTCTGGTTCATATTCATGACCTCGTTCTGTGAATTGATTCCCATCCCACTTGCTCTCACTTGGCTTACCTGTTATACGTTCTTCAATAATTCGGTCAATTAATTTCTGATACCCTTTGTTTTTTTTATCCATCAAAAGGTCTGCTGCTGAACTGGCAGAGAATTTTCCAAGCTTAAAGGCAATCCATTCTTCGGAATTTTGCTCAATATTAATTAATCTCATGATTCGCTTGCTGTTATAAGTTTAAACTCAGTATCTTCGTCAATTAAAACTCCTTTTTTATTTGCAAAATCCTTTAACTGTTTCATTGATTTTCCTGCCTTTAAAGAAGAAACTGCATTTTTAAATTCCTCATCGGTCATGTTTCTTTTTTTTATGTGTTTTGGTGTTCTGTCTTCATCGTGCTTTGTCTGCGGCGGGGCATCATTTTTTTTACCCCTGTAAACATCTGCCGCAACACCAATCATTTTCATTGCTGTACCCAATGCGTCTGTTGTAGCCATTTTTACTGCTTCGTCAGATGTAAACATTCCGTTTCGCTCTTTCGCAATAAACATTGAACCACCATTTGCGGGAATGGGCTCAGACCATTTGTCGTCTACTTTAACATATAAGAGTATGTCTACAAATACAGCTATTTCTCCGTTTGCGCCTGAAACAAATTCTCTGTTTATAACTTCGTATTTCCAGCCAATACCACACACTCCAAATACACTGGTCATTATTTCATACCGCCATTGTGGATTTATGTCGGACTTTCCTTTTAGTCTTCCCGCCTGAATGGTCTTTAGGGCATCCGGGGGAGGTGTTGATAATTTTTTGTATGTTTCCATTTGTTTTAAAATTTATTCCAGCAATTCCTACAAACATATACTTCGACCATGATGTGTTTTTTATTCTTCCAGTCAAACTTCTTTTGTCTGGCAATGAATACGTTATTGCTTCCGCATTTAGAGCATTCCGGGTTGATACCAATATTGCTCCAATGGTTACTTTTACCGTCGGAAGGGTCTGATGTGGTAGAATAAAAACTATGTCTCATTTTGGTTGCTTTCTTCCAGTTCCCTTAATCTCTTTTTTTGTTCTTTCAATTTTTCATCAATGTCATTCAGGTTAATAAGATTCTCGTTAATCCGTTCCTGAATATCATCAAGTTCCTTTTTGAAAAGTTCCCACATCTTTTTTAGTTTTAATAGTTGTATTTTTGTGTGCTTGAAACCATGTAAGCAATGCCAATATTCCTATTCCAGAACCCGACAACCATGCAATGATATAATAGTACCACGCTGCCTGAATAATAATACAGCCAATCACCAACAATACTATTGGCGTTAAAAGCAGTAAAAGCGAAGTGTGTAATTTCATATCCCTAAGTTTTTTACAAATTCAACAATTGCAAAAACTACAATCAGGACGATTAACCCAATTACCGCAAAAGCGGCCATCTTATACGAATCTTCCTGCTGGTCTGGTCTTTTCCCTTGCGTTGTCATAATGGCTCATATTTAATTTTCCACGTTGGTACAGCGTCGGGTATTTTCACCCAAACTTGCTTGAATTTACTTTCCCATTTTTTGTGTTTTTCAGACAACGGGATAGCCTGTCTGCGGAACCATGAAGGATTATCCTCATGCACCCAGTTTGTGTCTGTTGTCATAATTGTAAGTTTTAAAGTGTAGGGGCACGTTCGGAATCGATACCGATAAATTGCAGCCATTTGCAAACGTGCCTATATTTTGGCGGGATGTTTAGGTATGACCCAAATACTTTATAACAGACCCTATCTGTACCACCGCGTTAATTATTTCACATCCTCACCGGATTCCAACCCGGACAACCTTTCAAAGTCCTTCTTTTACTCGTGTCGCGCAGAAGTATTTTTCTTTATTCAATTGTACAATCTGCTGATATTGCAGCCGGGCGAGGAGTCGAACCTCGCAACGAATAAATGCCTTAAAAAATTCTCCGGCTGTGTTTGGGGCGGCAATTAAATAGAAGGTGTGTACGATGAAAAGATTGCCGCCCCTTAACCAAAAACAAAAAAAATGAATATGAACACTTGCGGTTTTTGTCAAAGGCTACCGCCAAGCCTCACCAACTCAGTCCTATCAATTCTCCCCCTTTCGTTTTCTTTAATTTTGCCATTCCCAACCCACCGGTGCAGCGTCCGTATGGAAATTTTCAATATCCGACTGGCATCTATTTTTGAAACATCCGGCGCACTCAGCAATTCAATCAATGTTAATCTTATGGTCTGCTTTATTTCAGATATTTCCTGCTGTGTCATGATTAGGCAATTTTTGTGACCAAAAAAAGTCCATCTTCTTTCCGTGTTTTAGTCCTGAATTTCATGCCCTGCGAGGTAGCAAGAAGTGACGCAGTGCTCTTTACTGCGGCCATTCTACGAATCGGGAATATCTCCGTTTCCAATGGCTTCATTTTTTTTAAGGTTGGGCTAATTTCCTTCTTCTGGACATTATTTTTGCCATCATCTTGCGTATTTTCATTTTTTTTCATATTTTTATACTAATAATTTACTAATTTATAATTCGTGTTTGCTATTAATTAAAAAGCTCAACAACAAAATAGCAAAAAAAATTTCTAAAAAACAAACAAAATGGAAGAAAAAAACACTAACGTAAAACAAAGAGTGCTTCAATTTGCTAAGACTCAAAACGTTGCACTTGAAAAATTTTTCGAAAATTTAGGAGTAACCTATGCTGTATTCAAAGGAAAATCGCTAAAAACATCGCTGGCGTCAGACACATTGGTGAAATTATTTACTAATTATCCAATGTTAAATAAGGATTGGATTTTGTTTAATCGGGGGGAAATGATTTTGCCAAGTGAGGGTAAATCTGATTACCCTATCGTCAATACTAAGGTACAAAATGTTTTCCACATAGCAAATAGTTTGATGAAATAAATTGCATTAATTGTAATAGATTGTTTCTATTGGTCATAGATATTGTCTATATCATCAAAATTTTGTATCTTTGTATTGAAAACAAAGAAGCAAACAACCCCCGGGAAACCGGAACGAAGCGCACATAACATGGAAACGAAAAAGCGAAAATACACAAAACCGAAAAATAGAAAACCACACCCAAATAAGGGGAAAAACCTATATGAAAAATTAACCCCAGAACAAAAAGAAAAACACAAAAAAGCCATGCAGGATAATATATACTGGAAGTTTAGGGAGAAGGACGGAAGAAGCAAGATGATAGAAACAACAGAGCAAGCAGAAGAAATGCTTTCCAAATACTTTGAATGGGTGAACGAAAACCCAATTAAAAAACCAGACTTCATTCGCTCAGGAGAATACGCCGGTAAAATTATATACATACCAGTACCGAGAATAGCTACAATCGAAGAGTTTTGTAATTTTCATGGATTTACAAGCGCAACGTTTAGGAATTATGAGAGTAACGAGAATTATAAAGAATTTTTTTCAATCTTCACGTATATACGCGAAAGGATTGACAGTTATTCGTTCGCTCAAACCAGTGCTGGAAACGGGAACCCAATGTTGACAGCACGTAAGCAGGGGTTGAAAGATAAGCAAGACTTAACCACCAACGACAAGGATTTAACCATTGGAAAGATTGAGTTTGTTAGCTCGAAGGAGATTAAGGATATTGGAGATAGTTTAGAAAAGGACGTTTGATTTTCATTTTGTTAGGTTTTAGGTTTTTACCCGGTGGCGATGGCTGCCGGGTTTTTTGTGCTATTTGCATAGTAAAGTAACAAATTGTAAGTTCATGTTTGCTTAATAGAAATATATGGTGGTATCCAGCCCGTGGAGAAGTCTGACTAACTCAATGATAGTCAATGTTGTAACAAATTGTAAGTAAATCGCAAAACCCTGCCAAGTTGACAAAACTGTCAATATCCATGTATTGCCCTGTTTTGGCCTGTTTTAGCGCGTTTTGTTCTGGCTCATACCAATGCAAGGCAATAGAATAGATTTAATCCAGTGTAATGTGAGGTGTCAATGACGTGGTTAAACTGGTGTAAATCACTGATTTAGTGCATGTTATTGTTTACATAATGGTATTTATAAGACTTGCTTACATATTGTAAGTAGATTGGCTTCGGTGCTTGCTGGGATGGGGGATAGGCCACCCGCCCCCAAAACGAAAACAAGATACTCCTATCTGGCTCCCGGCCTATTCACATCCCCGTACAATTTTACAACATTTTTAACAATCTCCAAAGCCCAACAATGAGTTTAGTGTGTGGCATGGGGGTGGGGGTAAAAAAACGGGGATGGGTGGTGTATTCCATTCCCCGAAATAATCTCAGCTAATTTTCAGCCAATGGCTTTTTGAATTTTACCGCGTGGAGGTGTTTGTCTGGTGTGTGATTTGATTTGTGTTCTTTTGTGGTATGTTTGGTTGTTTTTGAAGATAAAATTGCTTAAAACGGCTTATTTTGCGTCGTGGTCACTTTGGATTTATAATTCGGATGCTTTTTTAATATCTGTAAGCAATGCTATTTCTCCTTCTATTTTTCTATAAGCATTATACCACATAATAATATCGTCTCTGTTTTCTTTTGATGCGGCTTCGCTTAGCATGTGTGCGCTTAGTTTTTTCTGAGTTTCTAATTTCAGTATATCTAAATCAATTTGTTCTGTCCTTTTCATTTTGTTACATTTTGTTACATTTTGAGTTATGTGTCCTCTATTGTTTAAGTTTTAGTATTGATTTTGTTTTGGCTTTTTCTGCTGCCAGTTCAATTGCCTCATTCCATGCTTCTTTCTGTGCTGATTCTATAATTTTAATCCATCGGCTTGCTGTTTGTTTGCCAACAGCCATTTTGTTGAATACTTCGGTTGGTGTTTTCATTTATACTTTCTGATAATTCTAAATATCTTCGCTAAGTCAGTCCACTTTATTTTATGTGTTTCTTTTAACGGTAAAAATGCGATGGTAAACCCGTGTTCCGACATGAATATTTCTTTTACTTGATTTCCGTTAATATGAGTTAAATAAATCCACGGGTAGTTAGCTGCCATTTCTACCTCGATACCCATTCTTTTTAGTCGTCGCACAAAAGATTCAATCATCTATAAAAAGTTGTTCAAATCGTTCGTCAAATTGTAAGTCAACCGTAGTAACCTTATCTGGTTTTTCAAATAACTTTCTTGCTGCATTGAGCAATATAGCAGAAGCCTCAAAACAAAATACCTTCTTCTCTTTGTTCTTTGGTGAAAGGTCTATTTTCCCATTCGAAAGTATGTATGGCATCCACCAGAGGAAGTTTACGACTTCATATTCTATGTTTCCATATGCCATTTCATTAGCTTTGTCAATTAAATTTGACTGCTCTTGCATCTTTAGTGGTTGTTTTAACCTGAAAACAATAGCATTTTTCGGAATATTTAGCTTTAACTTCCGAATAACGTAACCCTTCCCGATTGCTTCCGCTACATATGGCTTTCCATAATTCCACACAATAGTCATAGTGTGGTTGTAATATTTGTCTGGTTCTTTTCCATATCTTTTTTTAGCCCAACGCTTCATGAAAAACTGAATTCCTTTTGGAAGAAATCCTGTTTCGTTGTGCTTGGCAATAATGTCACCTGTTTGTAGTTCGGATATGTTCATTGTGGTTAACTTTTATACACAAAGATACTAAAAATTAGCTAATTATGTGATGATAATCGAGTGTTTTTCGATGTTTTATTCATGATTTACCTGATTGTTTTTCTAAAAAAGTTCAGGCTTGAGCTCCTTCGTTTTCTGAAAACTTAAATTCATTAATCTTTTAAAGTCAATTTTAGGATTTTTGTTTTCTTTTACAAAATTCCACGATTCTTCTTTTACAAGATTATAGTAAACTGTATTCAATAATCTTGGTATCATACTTGACGACCAATAGTTATTATCGTTTTTAATTTTAGCAAATTCCTTTTCAATAAGAACGCTTGTGACATATTTTTCAACTATTAACGCCTCGGTTTCTTTTTGGGTCTTTACCTCCGGCGTTTTGTTTTTCCAGTGCTTTTCCTTAAATTCATTTCTTACGATTTTAGCCCATGTTTGCCGCCCGAATCTATTCCTATATCCATAATTTTTGATAACTACCCCCTCGCCAACGCCATTTCCATCATCAATTAAATAAATATTTTTTTCAAGAATTTCAATAAGTTTATCAGTTGTTGGATTCTCTAACTTACATATTGGTGGTATATAATCAATGCTATATTTATCAAGTATTGTCTTATATTCATCATATGGCAAGTAAATTCCATTATCCGTTACAACATCAAACACATAAAATTTATTCCATGCGCCTTTTTGATATGTTTTTAATGTATGCGGCACAAGCCATTCTCCAAAAAGTTTTAAATGAGTGTTTTCTTTTAAAAAAATCTCAATATTTTTTTGTTTCAATGCCCAATCCATGAACCCCTGATTGTCATTGTCCAATGTTAATTCCCTGTTCCTGCTACCACAGGCCAGTTTTGAATTATCATCTAACCAAATAGAGCCATTTGAGCCGTCAATTTTAGGGAATACATAGCATGTTCCAAACTCTATTCCATCTGTTTCAGTAGTTCCAATCCTTTCTACGTGCTGATATTTTTGAAAATTCATATTGTGTGTGTTATGGTTAATCTTACTAATCCAAATGCTCACCTTCAAAATTCCGGCATAGCTTCCTATACGCTCTTTTTGCTTCGCTTCCGGTCAAAAACAACTGGCATCCATTCTTTAATTTTATAACCGTATTTCGGTGTTTGTCTCTTATGAGCTCTTGTACTTGCTCGTATTCTATGCGAATTTCAAATGCCATGTGTGCTTATTTCAGTTTGTCTTTATTTTTAGTGCATTCCAGAAATGCCACTCCAGGTTATATTATGTGTTTATAACTAACTTTGGTTATTCAGGAAATATTCAAGTCTTCGATTTATTTCATTCCGGCAACGCTCCAGAAACACTTTTACTTTTGATAATTCATTTACCTGCTCGTCAGAAGGTGTGTCAGTATTGGTAACCGTAAAAAATAAGTTAGCAGATTTTTCTTGTAAACTCTGCTCCAATGCTTTTAAATCAGAGTAACTTAAATCTTTCATTTTTCATTATTTTTATAACGCTAATTTAGTAATAATTTCCCGAAAAACCATTACAATTAGCAAAAAAATGTTATATTTGTAATAGAAATAATCTATCAAAAGAATGATTAAATTGAAGCTGGTTAAGGAGTGGGCATTAGCAGATGCGTTTGTTTTAATTGACTACCTGAAATCACATGAGACACCAATAACTACTGTATGGAGGCATAAAACATGTGAGGTAGTATTAGCCAATCCAGACAAGCAGTTAATTCGTGTATTGAAGCAAAATAAACAGTTCTGGAACGCTTGCTGGCACAGCACACAAAAAGGAAACGTATATACTTTCCTTATTTCGCCCGTTAGTTTAGGATTTAAGAGAGTTCCTGATTACGCAAAAGGAAAAGGAATTCCACGCCAATACGTGTATAATTCACGATATAAGTATGATTTGGTTTATGAATCTCCCCAAAAGGTATGGGTAAGGGAAAAACAAAATTTAATTTAACACATGGATAAAAAACAGGAAATTTGCAGACTCGCATTAGAAATGCTATTTGATTCCCAAAGAGTTTTCGTAAAAAAGGGTATATCAAATTATGTATATCGCAATCCGGAAACAGGGGATGAAGATGCATGCAAAATAGTTGGAAATAGGATTGTGTGGAGAGTTGAGAAGTCCAGTTTTACAAAAGGCCACGGAAGGTGGAGGGATGACCCCAAAGATGAAGTTATTCTATTCAGGATAAAAGGCAGCCATGTTGATATATCAATATCAGAACGTAGGAAAAAAGAAACAAAAAGTTTTAAATTGAAATGAGCAAACGCACCGTAATATTTGAACTTTTTGGCAAAAAAATGAAAACAACCGTTGATGCTGATAACGACGAACAGGCGAAATACCTTGTTTTGGGTAAAATATCACAAAAGGTAAAATTCACTGAAATACAAAACGTAAATGAAAGTAAAGAAACGATTAACGGCATGGGCGAAGAGTTGTTTAATAAATTATTCGGATGAATTTAGATGAAAAAATATACAATTAAGTTTACACGGAAGCAACTTGAGTCAGTTAGGGAGGCGTGTGAATTTCTTAGCCGTTTTAGTTCAGGGCAATTTGAATTACCAGTAAGTTTTGATTGGGAATATCTTCATGAAAAATGGGGTAAAGATTATTTGCAGAAAAGGAAACGTTGGGAAAAATTTCTTTCTTTGGCTAAGCAAGAAATGTTTGACAGGCATGAAAATGAATGTTTGGGAATTGGTCACCCTGAATTAACAGAAACGGCTAAAATTTGTTATGATATTTATCGACCAATATGTGAAAAATTTGCAGAAGAAATGCGGAAAGAAAGCAAAAAGAAGGGTGAGGAAATTTTTTATACTGTTTACGACTTTCCCGGACTACCGTATAGCAATGAAGGACGAATAAAAGTCGAATAGCTAAAAATCACACCCAAACACACAAAAATAGACCCAAATGATTATTATATTAGCCATAGCTACATTCATCGCAGGATTTATAGCCGGAACCGGAATAAAAATGGCAATACCCATTGCCGTATTAAAATTAATGAAAGCATATAATGAAGCCTACAATAACCTGTTTTACGATTGGGTAGAACTTGTAAAAGAAAACAACCAGTTACATAATGAACGAGATACTGCAATACATTCAGAAACGCTATCAGCAAACTAAATGGCCTTATTTCAACTTACTGGAACTTAAATTAAAGTTTGGTGAGAATACAAGGTATATGCTAAATGATTTGTTTAAGCAGGGTATTGTATCTAAATGTGAAGGGGCAAATCACCCACTGGTTAAGTTTAATCATGAAAATTAAAAACACCTCACAATCTCAAATTTTTCCGGCTTAGCGTTTAATGTTTCACCTTCCATGGGGTAAACAAAATAATTTCCATTGTGGTCTATCTGTTTGTGGTGAATTATTCCCGTTTGTCCGGTTTCGGTTAAAACCACCGCCCCGTGTTTGCCGACTGGGATTTTGCCTAAAATTTGATTTTTTTTCATAATAAAACAAAGTTTTTCCTTTATCCCGAAAAAGCTACACCCAGCTTCCTACTCAGGATAAATGGTATAAAAAGGCAAAAACCTGTTTACACCAAGAACAGACTAACAAAATGTCCCGAAACCTACCTTTTTAGGTGTGAGTAACTGCCAAGTCCCCACTTTTTCATCAATTGGCTGTCCCTTTTTCGGTCGAAGTTGTGGTTTATCACAGAGCTTCACTAAGCTATTTCGAACAGCCTCATGGTTAGTCAAATTCGTGCCGGTTTTTTTATGCTCGATAAAATCAGCAACGGAAGAACCCATCTGAACTCCTATGTATGAAATATTTTTATGTGTTGTGTTATTTTTATACAAAAAGAAAACCACCCCGCATCTAAATGCAGAGTGGTTATAAAATGTGCTCACCCCCAAACTGTTCAACAACAGATTGTCTTTTTTATCTAAAAATTGTGTGCTTGGGGGTAAATTCATAAACCAAATATTACAAACCAAAAATCAATTAACTACCACAAAGGTAATAATATTTTCTATATTAGAAAATTAAATTGCCTAAAAATTTTCAGATAATAGATAATTTATGTAAATTTGTCCTATTAATACTCAAACATGAAGGCAATAATTTGCGGAATCTTTTTAGTGTTTTCAATTGCTATAAGCGCGCAAAATATTTCTGCTACTATCAAATTTTGCGATGCAGAAGTAACAACTGATTATTACCGCATAAATTGCTATTCGGACGCCACAATCACGGAAAATTCAATGATGAAATACGTAGAAAATGGGTTTTCTATTGATATGTATTTTTATTCAGATACTATTCCCGGAGTATTTCAAAAAAACGATGTAGGAACATTAATTATTGATTTGGGTGAAGTGGAACTAACGGCGAGGGTAAGGGTATATGAAATATCCGGGGAAGGTGTGGCTACAATAAAGGCAGAGGGAGTTGAACCGCTAATGAAGTTGGAATGACACCCAAACAAAAAAGTAAAACACGGAGCATTGAGGTAGAGAAAAGGATAAGGGATATTATACTGGCTAATAAAATGTCAGGCGAATTAAACGCAGAAATAATTTCGAAGCAAATAGTAAACGAATTGCTTTATAAAAAAAGGTAAAAATGGCAACAATACTCACAGCACACGATTTATCAACGGGGGATGTACTTTCTTCCGAAGTGGCATTACCAAATAACGTAAGGCTTCATTGGGTTTGGGGAGGCACACAGGCCGGAAGTGTCAAGTTAACTTGGCAGGTAAAAGATGGAAGCGGAAACTATGTTACTCTGAAAGACGAATACCGGAAACCAATATTTATTAACATTCACGCTGGTAGTGACGAAGAAGGAAGCTACAATGTAGTTGCAATTAACTCTTCATCGTTAAAAATAAATGTTGAGCCAACGGACGCAACGGGGACATTAACGCTTTACACCTATGAATCATAATGGAAACAGGACGTAAAACATTTAGATTAGCGGGTCGATGGGCTGGTAAGGTGTTGGATAAACAGGGGGCATTGTTGGATTATCTTAAATATAACTTTGCTAATTATCAAGATGGTGACCTGCCATCAATATTTGTGGGGGATTCTTTTTCTATCTTAGCAGGTAAGGCAATTAATAACCCGACTTTAGGTGCAGAAAAGTTAAGTGATCCGGGAATTGAGGCATGGAGTGACGTAAATACTCCTACCGGATGGGCGAAGTATGAATCAGGGGCATCTACGGTTACAAGGGAAGATGTTGATGTGCATGGGGGCAATTATGCTGCAAAACTAAATATAGATGCCTCAAATTCTACGGCATACATTGTTAAATCAGGAGTAATAACAGCAGGTGCTTGGCAAAAAGTTTCATTCTGGGCTAAAGCAGATGCGCCATGTAGCATTAAAATAGTTAATGGTGTTGCAAATGTTGTTACTTTTAATTTAACAACTGAATATCAACAATTTTCAACAACATTAATCGGGGAGGCTACTTATTTAGCAATTCAGAATAATTCTGCTGCGAACAGAATAATACTAATTGATGATGGGTCCGTAAAAAATATTGACATCAATACAGTAACAGCGTTAATTAAAAAAGAAACTGATTACAGAGTATCATCACGAGTAGCAATGTCTGATAAAAGTTGTATTGGTGTTTCTTGTTCATGCAATGCTGCTGATAACCCCACCTACGGATTATTCGCATACATTGATAGCAGCTATATTTTCCTGTCAAAATTAGTAAATGGAACATGGACGAACCTCATAAAATCATCAATTAACTATAAGGACGATTATCAAATTTCTGTTGTTAAAAAGAATGATAAAGTTACGCTGTTTTATGGAGGCATACAGGAAGGCACTACACAAATAATAACTGAAACTCAGATAATAAACGGAGAGTTTCATGGATTGTTTTCAACATCTTCAAATGAAGCATCTGAGTTTGTATATACCACAAGAGAAGCAGAAGGAGCAGTTATATTAACTTTCGATGACGGTTACGCTTCAGCTTATTCAGAAGCCTTTTCTTATATGTCTGGGAAAATTGACAAAGCAACATTATATGTTGTGACTGACTGGATGAATACAGCGGGTTTTGTAAATACTTCTCAAATGCTTGAAATGCAAGCTGGGGGATGGGACATTGCGAATCATACAAAAACTCACGCAACACTTACTTCACAAACACAAGAAGTTATTGAATCAGAACTTTCAACGGCAAAAGCAGCACTTGATGCCCTTGGATTAGAATCGTCTAATCATGTAGCTTATCCCGGAGGCTATGTTAACGATACGGTAAGAGCGGCAATGGTTTCTACCGGAATGTTGACAGGAAGGGGTACTGAAACATCAAATAATTATTTGTTAAAAAACAATGAGTATGATTTTATATACGATTTGCCTTCAATCACAATGGTTGATAATCTTTCAACTATTGAAGAATTGCAGGGATATGTGGACAAGGCAATTACGAATAAAACAGTAGCTATATTTTATTTTCACGATATAGTTGAAACACCAACTATTACCAGCGAAGCGTCAATAACACTTTTTAGAGCCTTCGTTGATTATGTGGTAGCAAATGATGTTAAGATAATGAAAATTTCAGAGTTGTATCAGCAGCTATAAATAGTTCACCTAGTGGGGCAATTTATTGGTTAAAACATAACTTAATAAATGGAAACATTTATTCACACAAAGAAAAATTACATCAATCTTGAAAATTTGGCAGAACCAAAGCGAGGTGTATTGTTCATTGATTTCATTAAAAAAACAGTGGCGAAGAAATCAAGAAGGATGAAAAAAAGTTACACAAATAATTACAAAACACTTATTTGGAACCTGAACAATTTTTCGGAGCAGTGTAACGCAGAATTGTTTGTGGAAAGCATCAATGAGGATTTTTTAGATGATTTCATAATATGGCTTGAATCTAAAATGCTCAAGCGGACATACATTAGAAATATGATTGACTTGACAAAAGCAATGGTTCGCAGGGCAGCTATTTACGGGTATGCGGTAGACCAAACTTACGACAACGTTGAAGTAGAGTCAGAGGAAATACCATCTGTGTATTTATCTCAAAATGAAATTGCACGAATTTATTATTACAACGGACTAACAAAAAAACAGGAGAGAATACGAGATTTATTTATTGTGGGATGTTATACGGCGTTAAGGTATTCCGATTTAAGCACATTAAAGAATGAAGATTTCAATAATGGATTTATTTATAAGTTGACAAAGAAGAATAATATAAGGGTAGTTATCCCGGTACATGACTTCGTTAATGAAATTTTGAATAAATACAACGGCAATGTTCCCAATGGCATAACGTCTCAACATTTTAACAGATACATCAAGGTAATTTGCAAGAAGATTGGCATAAACGACAAGGTAAGTATATCATATACACGCGGGAATGAAGTTGTGACCGAAATAAAAGAGAAGTGGCAGTTAATTTCATCCCACACCGCAAGGCGAAGTGGCGCGACAAATTTAATGCGTACCGGAAGATTGGGCATTCAGGAAATTATGCAGATTACGGGACATACTTCTGAGAAAAGTTTTAAGAGATATATAAGAACAACAAAAGAAGATAATGCAAGACATTTAGCAGGAGATAACTTTTTTAGAAAATAATGGAAATAACCCACCAATCAGAATTCAAAAAAGAAATCACATTAAAAAGTGATTTTATAACTGAAATTACAGGAATTTCTGATTTTAATATTGAAATCACACTAAAGTCAGAGTTATGAGTAAAACCTTTAACACACAGGACTATTTAAGAATATCTGCGACTTATACTGCAAATATTTCAAGTGATATTGATTCGGTCAAAATAAAATATCGCAAACCAGATGGAACAACCGGAGAATGGAACGCAACACATGATTCAGCGAACAAAAAGATTTACTATGATTTACCTGCCGAAACAGTCCTTGATGCGGGTATGTGGACAGCATGGTCTTTTGCTACTATGACAGACGGCAGGGATTTGCCCGGTGAACCGTTTCAGTTTAAAATAACCGAGGAAGGAAGGTAAATGGGAAATTCGATATGGCTGGAATAACAATTCAGGCTACTCCTGTATTTAAAAAATTAAAAGAGGCTTACGACCAAAAAAAAGAGTTTGGTAAACGGAAGTATCGCGGGTATGTTCTTTCTGGTGGTAGCCGTAGTTCTAAAAGTTGGTCTATAATGCAATTGTTGTTGGTATACTGCCAAGAGAACGCTTATAAAAACAAAAATATACTTGTTGCAAGACAAAGATACTCCGACTTAAAAGATACCATAATGACCGATTTCTTCAATATGTTAGAAGAGTACGGGCTTTACAGGGAAGAGAATCATTCCCGTTCTCATCCTCAAAGTTATAGGTATTTAGGAAACACCATTCATTTTAGAGGTCTGGATGCTAAGGGGGCTCATGGTGAAAAAAGAAATGTTATATGGTTAAACGAGGCTTTTGAAGTTGATTTTGACGCATTCAGACAATTAAACCAACGGTTAACTGATTTCTTTATAATGGACTACAACCCGTGCTTTACTGAGCACTGGATTTTAGAAAGTGTCCAAACACGTTCAGATGTATTTTATTCGCACTCAACAATGTTGGATAATCCATTTTTGGAAGAAGAAATACGTAAGGAAATTTTAGCATACAACCCATTAAACCCCATAAATGTAAAAAACGGAACTGCCGATGATTATATGTGGCAGGTGTATGGACTTGGAATCGGTGCCTCTCCGGAGGGCGTAATATTTAAATACGTTGATTGGATTGATGAGTTTCCAGAACAATTGCCTTATTCTATGGGGATGGATTTTGGTTACACAAATGACCCAACAGCCCTTGTGAAAGTAGCTGTTGACGGAAAGGATATTTATGCAATGGAAATGTGCTATGAGCCCATTGATAATCCACAGGCAATATCTGAAATGTTGCGGGGCATAGAAATCCCAAGAAGTACATTGATTATAGCAGATTCAAACGACAAATACGTTTCACCAATACGTGGGGCTATGGAAATGGTAAAAGACTTAAAGCAAATGGGATGGAATATCAAAAAAGTAAAAAAAACGCAGGATATTGTTTATTGGATAAATAAACTAAAAGAATACAGAATACATATTGTTCGAACGACTAATTTCAAAAAAGAACAAGAGCATTATAGGTGGAGAACGGTCAATGGAATTAAAGTAAACCAACCCATTGACAGGTATAACCATTTATGGGATGCACTTAGGTATAATATAATGGGAGCCAGTAAACTATCAAGAAAAAGATTTTGGAATTGACTTAACTTTCCTCTGTGTTAGATTCAATTGGTTCGGGCATTAGCGGTAATCTTATTGCTTTTATTGTTTCTTTTCCATCAATTATTGCTTTTACTAATCTATGCCATCCATCACAAATAAACCCAGAATCATCTAAAATTATTGGATAATCTAAGTTTGACGTGAGAACTCTGTTCATGTGATAAGCAAAATGCTTGATATTAAAGTCTCCCCACGGATTTATACTAATGTCAACTCCCGCTATTGGAAGTTCAAACGTATTGTATCTTGATGAAATTTTTATTAGGTCTGTTACGGAATAAGAATTACCAAATCTTCGAAATTTTGTTTCGTTTGTTTTCGTGTCAACTGAAATACCAAGATTTTTGAGTGAATTATTTTTCATTTATATATTGCGTGAATGTCTGTAAGCAAATATACAAAATAAAATAGACATAAACTATCAAAATAATTTTTTAATAGATTTTTTCTATTAATAGATTTATTTTATGTATATTTGTAAGGTGAATTCCCATACACATGATTCAAGACTTGGAGGAAAAATATTTAAATCCTGATAAGAGGATTGAGTGGGCGAGAAAGTATAATGACAAACTGCTTCTTCACGTTCATGGCGTTGGGTTAGAGCAAGCTCTTGAGCAGATTAATAGCTACGAGAATGACGCTCAAAAATTAGCTCGTGATAAGTTCGCTATTTCCAATAAGTTTATTACAGACCGTTTGCTCCGTCCAACGGACAATGTGTTCTCTGCAAAAGGAGGATATAAAAAGTATATATTTAAAACAGGACAGGAAGCAAATGAGGAAAAATTTGTTGAAAATTTGCTTGATGTTTATTCGGGGTATAACCTTTCACAGTATATCCACAGGGTATGGTTTGATAAGTATATCGTTGACCCCAATGGATTGATTTTTATGGAGGTATCAGAAAATGCTTCTGATATTTATCCCACCTATAAATCAATACAATCAATTCGAAACTATGTTCAGGATGGAGTAAAAGTGGAATGGGTGATTTTTGAGCCAGATGTAATTATTTTTGATGAAGAGAAGGGCAAAAGTCATGAAATTAAAGAAGAGTTATTTTGGGCAGTTGATGAATTTGGATATTATCGTTGTATTAAAGATAAAGAGGGGGTAAGAGTCACGGAAGATAGACCCCATACCTTCGGTGAAGTTCCGGCAAGGTTATGCTCAGACATTGAAGACCATGTTTCGGGTTGGAAGAAATCACCATTTGATGCACAGATAGAACTACTTGATAAGTTCATGACTGATAGTTCTGTTCTTAATATTGTCGAGTTTTTTCACAGTTATCCGCAACAGTGGATGTATGTAGATGAATGTGCAAGGTGTAATGGCTCTGGTGAAATAAGTGGCGGTATTCCCAATAGGGATGGTTCTTTGGACAATACATGTCCTTCATGCGGGGGAACAGGCAAGAGTGACAGAAAGGATGTTACAGACATTCTAAAGCTAAAGCCACCGGCAGAAGGAGAACAACGTGTAGACCCCCCCAGTGGATATATTTATATGCCTCCGGAATCATGGAAGCTTATGACGGATTCGGTAGACAGAACATGGAATATAATTATATTTTCACATTGGGGAACATCGCTTGAATATGGAGGCACAGACGGCAATCAGTATGCGAGTGCGACTGGGAGGTGGATTGACACACAACCTGTAAATAATAAACTTAACAGGTACACAGAGTCCGTCCAGTTGATACATAATTCGCTGGCTGGAATTTATGGGAAGTTTTATTTTCCGGAAACATTTGAACGGTCAGAAGTAGTTTATGGGCGAAGATACTTAATTGAGACACCAGACCAGCTAAAGAAATCATATACAGATGTTTCTAACCTCACAGACAATCAGGTTTTGTTAGATATTATTTTTGAACAATATCTTGAGAGTGAATTTAGGGATAATGACCAAATGTATATTTACAACAAAAAATTATTGGCATTAGACCCATTCCCGCACTTAAAAATAGAACAAGTAGTGCAGCTTAATGACCCCCAAAAGTTAAAACAAAAAATATTTGTCAATGAGTACAAAAATTCAGTTGATATTAAGCATGTTATTTCAACTCCATTAAAAGAGTTAAAACTTGAATACACAAACTTTATAAATAACAAAAATGAGTGATTTAAAAACTTACGAAAAATGGTACGTCAAAAAAAATTACGCCACGAACAAGGTTGAAGAAAAAGATGGTAATCCTGTTCTTGGTGAGTTTATCCGCACTTGCAGGTTGACAAGTGTACGTGCCGAGACATTCAATCAAAATTGGAGGGAAACTGGTCAGTTTTTGGCTGAACAAAAAGATGAAAAAATTAAATCAGCAGAGGTTCCTGCTGGTTCAAGCGCATTGGATGATTTGCGCAGCGAAGCTAAAGAGCTTGGTATAAAAGGCGCACATATAATGAAGGAGGAAACCCTTTTGGCAAAAATTAACGAAAAGAAAGGAGAGTAACCCATGATTAGTCAGGCAGATTTAAAAGTTATTTCAACGGTGTTTGGAAAAAACATTGATGAATTAAGCGGTGCTTTATCATCGGAAGAAGAAGTATCGCTTGACTTACGATTAAATGGTAAAGTATTAACAGAGGAGGAACAGAAAGGGATAAAGGAATCGGCGGTAAAACAAGGTAAGGAGATTGGATACAAGGAAATCGCAAAAAATCTTGAACTTGAATTAGAACCCGGTGAAAAAGACCCAACAACAATTGCTGAAAAGTTTAAATCATCACTGTCCTCTGTTTTTGAAGAAAAATACAAGAACCAAACCCCAACAGAAGAGGTTTTGGCGGCAGCAAAGAAAGCCACAGAGTATGAGGAAAAGTACAAAAAACTTTTCCAGACACATCAGGAAAAAGAAAAAGAAGTTGAGGAGTGGAAAACAAAATACACCGAAAAAGAAAGGGCGATAAAAGAAAAAGACCTTAACAATAAAATTTTAAGTGTACTTCCAACTGATATATCAATGGATAAATCAGATGCCCTTTTGATTATCCGGAATACGCTATCATTTGACGAGGAGGAGGGTAGAATGAAAATTCGTCAGGGTGATAAATTATTTAACGACCCGGTTGGAGAGCCCGAAACATTGGATAATGTAATAAAAAGTTTTGTAGAAACTAAGGGGTGGATAAAAAAAGAAGGAGGAATGGGAGGCGGTGACCGAGGGGGGGCTGGTGGTCAGGTAAAAAATATGACACCTGAGCAAGCTTATAAGTATCTAAAAGAAAAAGGTATCGCCCCCACTTCGCCAGAAGGTATTAAGTTTTTTAACGAGAAAGTTAAAAGGTAACCGGTGGTTGCCAAAGAGAGAAATAAATGAGTGGTACTCAGCAAATGTTTAATTAAAAATTAATTTTAAGATGGCAAATTTCACACCGACAAATCTTTTGTCAGCTATCGCTAAAGTGAGCGAAAAGTATTTGAAAGGTGAGTGGAGGATGCCCAATACGGCGGCTTTGAGTACCGTTTATTTGGGAGAAAAAACAATGCCCTCACTCGCTGACCTTCGCACCCGTGAAGACCGCGCAACTTATTACGATTTCCCAATACGGAAGTCTGCGGGCTCTGCGACTGAACGCCTGTATAATCATACAGGTTCGCGTACTGATTCATTGAGGACGCAATTGACGTGGAAAACAGTTGTTGATACGTTTTCTATTTCAGAGAAGCAACTTGACAACAACTCGTATTCGTTTGACGAGGCATTTGCCTATGGGTTAAAAAGTTGTGTCTACAACAACCTTGTTTCTGCCGACGATTGGTACATAACGCAGCTTTTGGCTAATGTTACACAAATCAATCATGGTGGCATTAGGGGCACGTTCAATGCTACGAATGACATTATGGAACTCGACCCAGACCAAGTTGATTATTGGAAGGAGCAAATTGAGGCTAACCTTAACAACAATGATTTCATGGGAGAGAATCTAATAATTGCTGATTCTTTGGCATTTATGGATATGATTCGCTCATTAAATCAGGGTGCTCAAAATGCAACCAATTTGGCGTGGCAGTATGGCTCCGGGTATTTAACCAAAACGTCAAAGTCATTGTATTCAGCATATAATGGTTCTGCTATTGCAATGCCTGTTGATATGGCTGGTCTTTTCTTCTGGATTCCGAAACAAAACAGGAAGCCGTTAGACGAAGAAAAGGCATTGAGCTACAATGGAGACAAGGGTACTATTCAGGTTCCGGTGGTTGATGATAAGGGTAATGTAGTGTACAATATTGATGCTGCAATACACATGTATGCTCAACGTGCCGACACTTATACTTCAAGCGAAAATGGAAGCAAGCAAGACTTGGAAATTGAAGTTGAAGTTTCTTGGGATATGGGTTTTATGGCTGCTCCGCTTAGCTCATTTAGGGCTACTGGTGATTGGGCAGGTAAAACAGATTCGGTAATATATTCATTCGGACTTAAAACTGCATAAGACATGAAGAAGTTAGTAATATTTCTGGCGTTGTTCGTGTTTGCAGCAACAGCCTTTGGTCAAAAAGGAAAGCCGATTGCTTTTACTGGCGATACGGTTCAGGGGAATGAAACAATTTATATCACCGTAGTTGAGGATATGGCAACAGATGCTTCTTTTAGCATATCTGTTTTGTGTGAACAGCTGGGAGGGGTAACCGACGGGACAATCACACTGGAAGGGAATGCGGGTGCAGGATGGGAGCCATTAACCGACATTACGGACGTAGTTAAGGGTGTTGGAAACGATTCTCTTACGATGGCTGACAATGCCGTTCATGTTTGGCTTGTTCAAAAAAATTACTTTAGTGATTACAGGTTAAAAGTAGCAGGAACAGCCAGTGACACGACTCTTATTTCAGGGTATAAATTTTTCATGAAGTGATAAGAGGCGATAAAATACAGACAGCCTTATTCGGTGGGGTCGGATTTAAAAACTCCGACCTTGCCGGGTATAACATTGTTAATACTGCCAATCAGGCTTCATCGTCTGGACTTTATTTTCAGGACGGGTCTGAGTTGGTTACCATCAAAAATATCAAAGAAAGTCAGGAAAATCCCGACATAACAGAGATTAAGTTTAATGATTTGTTGGGGAGTATGCAGAAGTCAGTTATTCTTGATGTATGCAACAAGGTTATTCATGGCAAGTCTGATTTTATCAGTTCGTTGAATTTGTTCCCTTTTGAAAAGGCATTTGATAACACACAGGAGCACAAGGGGAAATTTGTTGGGTTTGAAATTGAGCCATTAAGGGGAGGGGTTATTTGTAAAATTCCGTTTGTTGAATTATCATTTAATGCGGCAGCAACATTTACGCTCTACTTATTCAATTCAAATCTACCTAAAACGCCAATAGAAACCAAAGAAGTTAACACAACGGCAGGGGAATCAAAGATAGTTGCACTCGATTGGGTGATTGCTGATGATTCTACCTACAAAGGTGGTAAGTTTTATTTGGGATATTTTGATGGTGATTTGGGTACAGTAAAAGCGTATAAAAAAGATTTTGATTCTGCAAACGTATATGTTAGAACACCTTATTTTTATGTTAGTTCAGTTAACCTGTCATACACAGGGGCAACTATTGATGTAAGAACACAGGTGTACGATTCCGACATTCACGGGTTGAATATCGGGATGGACGTTTACAATGACTATACTGAGTTGATAATACGCAATAAAAGCCTGTTTTGGAATGCCATTCAATTACAAATGCACGAAAGGGTATTGATGCTGATTAAATATTCTACACGAAGCAATTTAATTGAGCGTATAGGTCGCGATAATATAAAATTTGCTGACTTAGAGCTTTACGGCAATAAAGAACATGGCATTGTGGGAATACAACAGAAGTTGTCAAATGCTATTGAAACGCTTCAAAAGTCACTGTTTTACGTGCCGAGAATTTCAAAAGGGACATTAAAATGACTGTTTACACAAAAGATAATCCCGTTGGATTAGATGCTAAGTTGCTGAAAATCCAAAATTATATTAATGAATTGCAATGGGATAATTTTGATGTGTATGGTCAGCTTTACATCAACGAAAGAAATGGAGAGAAAATCGCAGAAGCATACGTTGGAAACGGAGAATACCGCGAAGTATTAGTTGATGACAGAAAAACAGCCGTGTTTGGTTTTTTTGTGGATGACACAAGAGCCGGACATAATATGATAAAAGTACCTGTTGAACTTGTATGTTCGTGCAACCTGAAAGCCATTTACGGGGAGCAGGAAATGAATGACGAAGAGGTTTTGGGGGAGGTATTGAAAATTATCAGAAAGGTAACCTTGCTTCCGAACGAATCCCAGATTAAAACAGGACTAAGTAATGTTTTCTCACGCATTAGTACAAAGCAGTTTGTTTCCAGAAATATGCTCCCGTGGTTTAACTTCTCAATTACATTTAATGTAGTATACAAGGTTTAAAACAAACACACACAAATGACAGTAGAAAAAGTAGTAACCGCAAGTTACGGCAATCTGGGGAGGAAGGGAACCCGGTCTGACAACGAACTTGTTTCGATTGACGGGCTTATTCTCACTACTCCGGGATGGACTGTGGGTAAAACCATTGCCAATCTTGCGACAGAATCAGTGTGGCAGGCCGGGATAAAATCCGGTGATGTTATGCCGCTTGTGGGGTTGGATAATTACGAAAACCAGTCCACAGAAGACACGATATATGACTCTCCGCTTCAACGGAGAAAGCTAACCCGGCGCGGGAAAAAACGTTTTATGTTCCAGTTTGACATTCCTCTTTCTGTTCACAGAACGTTGATGTCGGACTTCAATAACGCAGACCTTCGGGTATTTTTAATCCGGGACGGCAGGGTATGTTTTTACAATAACGGAGGTACGCCCTATGGGTTTTCTCTCTCCATGCTGAATATCGGGATGATGACCGAAGTTCCGGCTGATGGCTCAACACCTGCATTTACACCCATTTATCTTGACCTGAACGATTATCAGGAGTGGGATAAGTTTGGTGAAATCATTGAGCCGTCATGGAATATAAACAGCCTCGAACCACTGGTTGACGTAACGCTGGAAGAAGTTTCTGCAACGGCAACTTCTATTGTAATTAAGGCTTATGCCGAAGATGGTTATGATAGCGATGGGGCAGCAAAAGAAGTAGCAATTAAAGGCATCACGGCAGTTGTTGCGGGTGATAATGACTTTGTTTATACCGCAAGTGGGGCAGGGAGTGTGTCTGGAATTACCGACAACGGTGATGGCACTTACACCTTCGCCGGAACCGGGTTTGCCAATGGCGATACCATTACAGTAAAAACGCCGCCAAACATGGCGTCTGATGGACTATTGATAAACGTGACCAACACGGTTACGGTGGCAGCAATCGTATAATTAAACGGGGTGCGGGCAACTGCACCCCCTTTTTGCTATGGACTTGATTCAGTTTCAGCAGAACCTTTTAAATATTGATGTATGGGAGTTACTCAAACCCATACTCACAAGGTATTTGCCTGAAATGATTGATGCCAATACAAGGCAACTGCGGCGCGGTGAATTAAACGATGGCGATGCACTGGAGCCTTACCGCAGTGCTATTTATCTTGATTTCAAGCAATCGCTGGCAAGTTATAAGGCAACTCCTCCGATTCCTGACCTTTACGTGACAGGGGAATTTCAGGATTCGTTTTTTGCAGAAGTGGATGACAGTGGAATTATATTCGATTCAGCAGACGACAAAACGGCACAACTGGAATCAAAATACTCAGTTGATATTTTCGGGATACAGCCGAAGGAATGGGAAAAGATTAAGCAGGAATACATTTTACCCGAACTGGTGGAGGCGATACATAACGCAATGTTTAAAAATTAACACATGAAACTTAACGGACACGAATTGGAATCAGTTTACCTGTCTCAAATAATTGAATTAAAACGGGCGAAGGAAAGGCCGCGTGTTACGGATGTCTTTTGGGTTGGCACGTTTAAAAAGAAGTTGCGCAAGCGGTTAGTCAAGCTTGAAACAGACTTTGATAACGGGTTGGTGTCCGAAAAGGCATATGCTATCTCAAAGAAAATGATAAACGAAGTATTATGAAAATTTTAGAACTGAACAATGCAAAAGCTCTTGCAAAAATCGAAGCACAAAAAACAGGGAAAGACCAAATTATCTTCCCCACCTACTACGGACGGCAAAAAGGGTTCCGGTTCCTTCCCGTCGGCAAATGGAACGGAACACCAACTGCAATTGTTCGATACTCCCCGGAAGATGAACATCGAGACGTTCTACGAAATAATGGCAACCGGAAACCTCGAACTGCTAAAAGTAAACCCAAAGGAAAAGGCAAGCCCGGAAACGCTGAATGATGTTTGGCTCGACTTGCAAGAGTATTATTATGCCAATACTAACAAGCAGAGTTTCAATAGGTTTAAAAACAACTTTAAGCGGGTTGTTCTTTTACATAACGAGATAACGGCATGTTACGCTGGGCTTAGGTTGGTCGAATTTAACAGGGAAGAAGGTTACGAAATACTTAAAAAGTTCGGAATAAGCGGAAAGGATGAACAGGCGATAAAATCAGCCATACTCCGGCGCGAAACAAAACTGGATTTGGCAAAAAACAAGCTGGGCAATAACGACAAAAAGGAGGCAGTAAGTTTTTATAAGATAGTAGCAAGCGTAGAAAGCGGACTAAACAGGCAGTTAAACCTGCAGGAGATAAACTTGGAACGATGGGTGGCCTACCTGAATGAGATAAAAGACAAAAACGAAGCAGCGAAGAAACAAGCACACAAGAAAAAAAGATAATGGCCGGGCAGTTAAGAAAAGAAGATATTATCCAGCAGCAGGAAATTCAGGAGGCTTTGGCAGCTATTGCCAAAAGTGTTGAGCCTGTTATTTCCGGGTTTAAAAAAGTAGCAGACGAGGGGGAGAGGTTGAGCAAATCTGTTGGCGGTTCTGATTCTTTGAAAAATTTAATTAATCTGTCTAAACAGGCATCAAAAAACACACAGCAACTTTCTGCCGCAGAAAAAGAATCTATTAGAATAAAAAAACAACTTGCTACAACAACAGCAAGACTAAATGCGCTCCGCACAGAGCAGGGGCAGAGATTAATTGAAGAAAAAGTAAGACTACAGGAGGCAACAAGGGCTGCAAGGGAGAATGCTAAAGAAAAAATGGGGCTAACCCAACGAACAAGGGGGCTCACCGGAGCTTTTAAAAATCTTATTAAGTCTATTGGTTTTTACGCGGCAGCATTATTTGGGTTGAATAACATTATTCGATTCTTTACCCGTGATTTGTTAAAATTAACCACACGTCTTGACTCATTGGATTTTTCAATGAGAACAGTCATAAAAACACAGGACGAATTAGCTCAAACCCAATTATTTTTATCAGATACCGCACTTAATTACGGGCAAGACATTCTGGTACTTACCGAAAGGTATGTGAAATTTAGGGCAGCTACACAGCAAGCCAACATGAGTGTTGGCGACACCCAAAAAATATTCAATTCCGCAGCAAAGGCGGCATCTGTATTAGGATTAAGAGCAGACGAGGTAAACGGTGTATTCCTTGCATTGGAGCAAATGATTTCAAAGGGTAAGGTTACCACAGAAGAATTGCGCCGCCAGTTAGGGGAGCGTTTACCGGGGGCATTTGGTATTATGGCAGATGCGATTGGAGTGCCAATACGTGAATTAGACCGGATGCTGAAAGCAGGAGAAGTTTTATCGGCAGAGGCACTTCCAAAATTTGCGGAGGCATTGGAAAAGGCATACGGTATTGAATCAGTAAAAAAAGTAAATACACTTGCCGCAGCACAGGGAAGATTAAGGACTTCGTGGGTTCAGTTTGTGGATGCTTTAAATTCAAGCAATGTTTACATCTCCGTAATTGACTACCTGAATGACAGGTTTGCAAATATGGCTATGCTCATAGGCGACGGCTCAAGAGATTTACTTTTGTTTTCTCAAATGACCGGAAGGGCTGGTGTCGCAGTCAGAACATTTACAGACACATTGGATAATTTTTCTTTTGAAAGCCTCAATGAAGAGTCAAAGCAATTCTGGACAGAATGGTTAGACAGAGCAGGCTTTACGACAAAGCAGGCATTAAACCTTTGGGAACAATATTATGAGAAAAGGCGGTTAATGGAATCGGAAGAGACACAGGCAATAACACCTTTTGATATAGACACATACAAAAAACAAATTGATTCAGCAAAAAAGGAATACGAAGATTTTACTCAAATACAAAACAGTTCATTTCGGGGTGTTTTTTTAGAAAACGCTTCATTTATGGCCGATGCAACTGATACCTATAAAAAATATATTGGGGAGCAAATTAAAGTTATAAATGAAAAAATAACTACGTCAGAAGCGGCATTAAAAAAAGAAGAAGCTCTTACGCAAATTGCGAATTATAATCTTATTTCGGCACAAAAGCGTGGTAGTCAGCAGGAAATTGATATTGCAAGAAATAAATATCAGCAGCAGAGTAAAATGACTGAGCTTGCATTGAGTAATTATCAGGGTTATGTAGATGCAAGAATGTTACTTGAATCTGAGTTGTCAGGGTTGACAGAAGATAATGATTCATTTAAGAAAATGCAGGAACAGCAAAAGGCTGAACTGGAATCACTCAAGATACGCCAACAGGAAGAACTGCGCTTACAAGCTAAAACTTTAGAGGACAAATATGAATCAGAGACAGATTATCAAAATGCCATAAAATCAATTGAAGAAGCAAACAGGCAGGAGCAACTAAACCTGCAAATAGAGCAGCAAAATAAATTACTCGGTAGTGTTAAAAAGGGCACAATGGAAGAAGCCAAAATTTTAGCTGACCGGGAAAAACTGTATGCTGACCTTGAGCAGGAAATTACCGATTCCCAGATGGCAGAAAGGGAACGCGGATTGAAACGTTTCGAAGAAATTATGCGCGACGAAAAACGTGCGAAAGAGGAGTCAGCACAGGAAATACTGTCTGCTGCGGAAGAGGCAACACACGAAGAATATTTGGTAAAATTAAAAGCGGCGAAAGATGAAATTAAGAATTCAAAGGGGAATGCCGCCGAGATAAAACGGATTGACGACCAGCTTACGGCTGATTTAATTGCCAATGAAATAAAAATATTGGAAGCCGCGATTGCGGCAATGGATGCGGAAACAAATGCGTTTGAACAAGCGTCAGAACGTTTACGGAGGCTGAAAGAACAGCAGGCAGAAGAAGAGATAGACAGGGAATCTGAGGTAGAAGAATTAAAACAGGATTTTAGGGAAAAAACCTTTGAGGTAGGCGGTCAGCTATTAATGGAGGGTTTTAATTTAGCCGGAAGCATTTATGACGCACAAATGCAAAAAGCCAAACAGCTTTATGATTTGGAAATTGCAATGGCTGGCAATAGTGTCGAAAGGCGTATAATGGCCGAGCGAAAATACGAACGGGAAAAGGCTAAAATCATGCGCCGTCAGGCAATTGCCGAAAAAGCACAGGCTGCATTGGGTATTGCATTAAATACAGCGCAGGCAATAATAAGTATTTGGGCACAGGTTCCTAAATTTGATTTTGGTGTTTCTGCGGGTGTATTAACGGCAATGGTCACGGCATTGGGGGCATTGCAGCTTGGAACCGTTCTTGCCACCCCTATCCCCGAATTTGCCGAAGGGGTAGAAAATAACCCGTTCGATACGTTTATTGCCGGAGAAGAAGGGGAGGAGCTTATTTTCAAAAAAGACGGAACCGCCATACTTACACCAGACCGCCCCACACTGTTTTCCGATAAATCATTTATTGGCTCCGATATTCTGCCGCACGACGAAACACAAAAATGGTTGGCAAACTATGCCGTAAGACAGAGTTACGATATGATAGACATGAGCGACACCAACAAATACCTGAAACGCATTGCCGACAACACGGGAGGCCGAAAGCGGGAAGTATTTGAACGTAACGGACATGTATATATGAAAAGAGGGTACATAACATCACGGATAACATGAGCATATTAGCACAATATGGCGTTTTGCATTTCTACGGGTCTAAAGCAGTAAGGCCGTGGGACAGGTTGCAAACAGAGGGTGATTCTGAACTGTTTAGGGTGTTTTTTGAAACAAACCATATTCCGGCAGTTATGTTGGTGGCAGACAGTGCTTCGTCGGCAACACTGCAACTGTGCAATACCCTCGATGAAGAAGTAGGCAGTGCAATGACCATGACCATACAGGCTGCAACCGGGTACAAAGTACTGAGGTACTTGGGGCAGGTAATAACAGGGAACGATGACGGCGACTACTACCTGAAACTAACTTACACCGGGGGTACGCTTTATTCAGACGTATTCGGGTGGACAAGCGACTCAGGCCATTTTTCAGAACTTATGAAAGTACGTGCCGTATCGTCCGACATTCGGTTAGGCAAAAACTATATGCTGGACATGACAAACTTTGTGTACGAATGTTACCTGAATGCAGAATACCTTGGGATACAGCCCGAAATAGAGGAAGAACTGGCATCGCAATACGGAACAAATCTTGTATTTTATGCAAACCTTGTTTCCACAAGACAGTTTAACCTGTACGTTACCGAACATATTTACCGCTTTTTATTGGGGTTGCGGATACTGGAAAGCAACGGAACGGTTACTGTTTCGTGGAAGGGGATTGACTACACCGCTAACGACACAATGGTTGAAAAGCAGGATGAACATATCCCGGAATTGTCGTTTCAGGTAACACTGTCATTTGTTGATATTTCGGAAATAGTAAGTGTGAGCAACGAAACCAATTAAATTCTTTGAGGCATAATTAACCAGGTTGGGGTAGTGTAATGCCTCATTTATATATAAAATTATTTTTTAGCATTTTAGGCAGCTACTTTCCATTAAGTATTTTTTTCTTTTCTTTCTCAAATTCATTTTGCGTAATAGCTCCACTGTCAAGTAGTTCCTTGAGTTTTTTTAGTTCATCATATTTAGATTCAGCATCCCTAACAACTTCAACCTTATTAACTTTTTCAATACAATCCTTAATTTCACATGAAGCTATTGCGTTTTCAATGTCTAAAGTATAATTGGTTATATTGCCACCCCCAACAAGGAACAATACTTTTTCTGCATTCTTGCTTTTAAACCTCCTTATCTTCTTAATGGTTACAGGCAATCCGTTATAAGCTCTTCCTTTTATTCCGCCCCCTTTAGCCAAAGCACTTGTAATCCACATATAAACATAGTAGTCATTTTCACCGCTTGCCTCTCCCATGATAATTTCACTTCCGATTGAATAAGTGATTCCATTTGATGCTTTGTATTTTGGTAAATTTTTTGAAAATGAACAAAGTGAGCTTAGTAAGAATACAATCAATATAATTTTTTTCATTTTATTGGGTATTAATAAAGTCAAATTTATATTGTTTTTTTCAAAGTTAAAAATAAAACATAAAAAAAGGGGGAAATTAATCTCCCCCTATTCTTTTTATGCTACCAATTCTTTTGGTACATACTTTTCCTGCCATTTACGGCGAAGGTATTTTATTAACTCATCAAACGATTTAATAAAACCATCTTTTATCAGCTTGGAAATATCGCGTTCCAATTCCCATAATTCACGCACCCTGATTTCATCTGCTTGTTTGTTTCTGATTTCAGTTTCGTGCATGTTGTAAACAATGTAGTTTACGGCCTTGGCAACCTTCTGGATGGATTGCGGGACGTTGCTCGGTTCAGAAATTTTAGCAACAGCACCCGCCATTTCTTTGTAGGCGTCCCCGGCTTCATTCCGGTATTTTATCAGTTCGTCGTAAACGAATTTGATAACCTTAACCTCAAACGTGGGATTTAGCCACATGGAAAACTTAACAAATAATATGGGGTGCATCCATGTTCCACCATTTTTGCCCCTTGTTTTTAAATACGCAGAATTTTGCGTATTAAGATTTTCCTCTGTAATTAAGGCATTTACAAACGCTCTTGTGTTTTGATTTTCAAAAAACTTAGTGACTTCTTTTTTGTCGTTTTTTGAATGATTCCACTGCCTTAATAATGCAGTTGCGTTAAACATTCCGTCAGACGTTCTTTGAATAACATCAAAGTCGCCCATTTTGCGAATGAGGTTCTGATTAGTTTTCATGGCATTGGAGTTCATTGTAAGCAACAACACTGTCCAGCATCGTATTTAAAAAATAGTGCCGTGTAATCATGGTTTTCCGTTCTTCAATGCTGTCGGCAGCATCGGTTTGCAACCATGCCATAAAAAGTTCGTTAATTGAATCCTTTAACAAACGAATGTCTGTTAAACTGCCCATTGTGGTTAAAACGCTGTGGGCGTCACTGAGGTCTGTTCCAAAGAAGTTACTGTTGTTCTCTTCTTTGAGATTGAAATTGTTACGCATAAATAAAGTAATTTAATTAAAATATAAATCGGGGTGTGCGTAACAATTATATCAACACTACAAAACGTATTGAATTGCGCACTTATTCGTCCGTTACGGCTTATTTCGTGCCACCCCGAAATTTTTTGATGATTACTCATTAGAAGTTTTGTAATGTTCATGTTAAATATAATTTTTACGCACTACAAACTTAAGCAATCATTTTCAAAGAACAAAAAAATAATTTAAAATTTTATTTTAATACCAGCAGTCAGTCCCTTTTCAATAGGCACAACATATGCCTGCTTTAACCACCTGTAGCTTCTCATTTGTATCACAAATCCACTCAAAGCTATAACGCCACCTGCTATTGCTGTTTCCGGTGAATCAGAAAATGCGCCAATTGTTGCAACACCTGCGCCAGCTATTCCAGTCCAAACGCCAATTAATTGCTCTTTTCTGTAGTTTTGAAGACAATAGCTAATATGATTAATCCTAAAATCTGTTGTATCGTTAGACACAGCCAAATCGTCCCCTTTGTGGTTGTTAAACATTATAATTGCATCTCGCCCAGAAAATGATTTTTTTTGTTTTTGAGCAAATGCATTTACCGAAAAAATGACTATGAATAATATAAAAAGTATTGTTTTCATTTTCTTAAAATTTTATTTTAACTCCCACTGCTGCCCCGTTTTCAATAGGATAAATATAAGCCCTTCTTAACCACCTGTAACTGTGTACTCCTAAAATAAGGCCACTCAGCGACGCAATACCCCCTATAACTATTAATTCGTCACTACTGTTCGATGCTCCAATGGCGGCAAGCCCTCCTCCGGCAATGGAAATCCCAATGCCCCAAAGCTGTTCCTTTCTAAAGTTATTAAGGCAATAATTGGTGTAAATTACCGACTGGTTTATTTTTGTTTGGTCAAAGTCGCTTAATTCATCAACACCACTTTTTATGTTCGTATTCTCTGCTTTTATGGGTTGCGGCTTTTCCACCCTAAAGTATTCGTGAAAGATAAGATAATCTTCACCATCGTATTTTACGGGATAATATCCTTTCACTTTTTCTCCCGTAATTTCAAGATTTTCCCCTCTGCTCACAGATAAAACTTTATCTTTTGTTTCGGGGTCAAGCAATCTGGATTTTACCAGAACGGTTCCTGTGTTTTGTCCGGGTGCAAACATGTATGCACACAGGGCAATAATTAGTAATAAGTGTTTCATCATTTTTAGTTTTTAAAGTTACAGTAGCAAATATAGTTACTATCAGTTGATTGTTTTTGGCAATTTTTCTAACTTTTTAAGGCAAATTTAGTTACAATTTACCAAATTATGGGTATATTTGTAATAGATAATATCTATTGACACCCAAACATAAATAGATAAATGTTAGACTACTCTTTGTATATGACCGCCGGGCACACGCTATCAGAAGATACCGATATATACGGCTTTGCGAAAACAGCTACCTACTTTGAAATTGAGGCCGACAGGAATATTACGTTTAATGGAGAGCTAATAGATAACATGCCGGTTGAGCGAAAAGACTGGGGTGAGATAAAGGTAGAAAATAATCCCTTTAAGTACAAAACAGACCCGTCGAATAAGTATAAATTGTATGATTTAATTGTAAATTCGGAGCCAACCGTAACTTTTTTACTAAAATTTGTTTATGGAGACGAAACCCTGTACGGGTATTTTGGCAAAATAGATTGCCACATAAATGAAGACGATTCCATTATTAAAATAAAACCGGCGCGGGTTGACCAGTACACCGATTTTATTGAAAATTATAAAGAGGAAGTAGATGTTTTTGGGGAAAAAAATTTAATTAAGAATGGAAACTTTCAGGTATGGACGGCTGGTGTACCTGACGGTTGGCAACCTGTTTTGTCTGTAGATAGAGATACTTTGCTCGAAAAGGATTGTGTGGTTATATCCAGAAGTATTTTAGGGGTCAATAGTATATTACAAAGTGTGGCGGGTGTTCAGCAGGGACGAACTATATTGTTATCATTCTCGCATCTTTATATCGGTACTTCTGAAACAAAAGAAGATTTAAAATATAGTGTAAACATAGCCGGAGCTACAAGCACGTATCAATTGCAGTCAGATGGTTCGTGGATTGAATCTGGAACGGAAATTGAAATAACGTACAGACCCAATGCTTACGCCATACCAAAAGAAAGTGCGGAAAGTTTTAATTTATATCGTAAGGTATTACAGGTTGCCCCCGTGTCTGGTGTTCTTACGGTAAAATTCATTGGGGCTTCAATAAATAGTAATTACGTATATATTACAGGGGTAGAGGTTAATTCCTCAGATATAACCTACACCACTGTAAGTATAAGTCTTCCCTCCGATAATTTAATAACAAAACCGCAGGGAGAAATAATAAATGTTACCACCCGGTTTGCCCCGTGGTTTGTCACTACTGTAAAATCGAGCGATGTAAGGACGCCCCCCGAATATTTTAATGAGGACGGAAGCCCCAATATGGAATTACTGGGAGAGGAAAAACATGGGCCACATGACGGCACTGGGTTAAGGTATCCGGACTGGGTTGGTATTTTCGAAACAGACCCCCAATCTTCTTTCTACAAAGGGGAAATATGTGAATTAATTTTAGGTATTGGTCACGCCTACGGCTGGCTTCCCAAAAAACGAAACGTAAAAGGAAAGGCTAAGTTTGCGCGGGAAGAGTTCTGGTTGGAAGATTCGTATGATGAAGGGAATAATCTGATACCGCCGGAATCGGGCGTGGGGTGGACTTCAACGGATAGGGTAGATGTAGGTAAGCGTTTGTGGGTGCGCACCCCTTTTAACGGAAACGAAGGGTTGTCTCATTGGAGTTTGGGCGAATTACAGGAGAATGGTAATTATGAGGGGTTCGACTACACGCAATTACTTACCTCTACTAAAATATATCCCACCAGTAGTAATTCGGTTGAAATTGGCACGGGCATAGAATTCCGCGACATTTGCCGGAAAATATACCGTTCTACCCACAACTCCCTGTTAGGTAAGGAGGTTTATTCGGCTTTCTTCTGGAACGATTCGCCCTATATGGATTTTCTGGAACTGAACGGAAATCTGAATTACTATAACATGAAGAATAATTTTCTGAATTATATTTCTGTTATCCACACCTCAGATATAAAACAAATAAGCGACCCCGCACTTTCGGCCAGTGAGTTAAAAATGAGTTTCAAGTCACTGTTTGACGATATGCAGGTAAAATGGCCGTCGCTTGTCTGGTTTATAGACAATGACATGAACCTTCATTTAGAGCATCACCGCTTTTTAGACCGGGTGCGTTCTTTTTACGACATATCCGGGAAGACCTGTACAGGCAAATACAAGTCATACGAATACAACCCGGAGGAACTGTATGGTAACATCGTTCGCGAAGAATCCAACACGTTTTACAAAGATTTTAAGCGGAGCGAAGAAAAGTTTATCCGCATTACCTCCAACAAGCGCAGAAAAGACAACAAAAAGGAGTTTCAGACACGATATATATCTACCGACATAAAAGGGGCACTGGAAAACCCGTCTGAACTGGATAACGGAATGATACTGGTTGCCTATAATACCAACGGGCAGGGGGTAAACGAAATGATTTACGGCACGGGGCAGATAACCGGAAACAACATGCCTAACGGGGTACTGGCTACCCCATACCTTATGCGGGAGTTTGGAAACTACACCGGCACATGGCATTACGGGTACATAGATGGGCAGTATTTCGATTACCTGTTTAGTAAATATTGCCGCACGGGGGACGAAATAAAACTGAAAGGCATACGCCCCGAAAATTACGTGCTTACAGACATAGGCATGGCCTTTATGGAATCTAAAAAATACGACTACGAGAAGGAGATAACAATATTCAAGCCCGTTTACAGACACGCTAATTTTAGAATGGTGGCACAATCGGGCGATGTAATTAAAATGGATTATTACGTAGATGACTTTTTAGCGAATTAATTATGGCAGTAGAAGAAACAAGACCCTACGAACTGGGATTATATGATGGCAGCTTAGACCCTAACAGTATAATGGTTCCGGTCGATTATAACAATACATGGCCTCGCCCAAAACGCTATCCGCTTGCCAACTTTATTGTAGGCATAATCAGTGGTATTTTTCATATAGAAAGCGGCAGGTTGACGGGGCTTACAAGCCACTATGTAACACACGATTTTGAGAGGGATTTTGACGAAATACCCATAGGGCGTAAAAACCTGCATGTTTACCGCAGTTACACGCTGGGCGACGGGAAAGTAATAGACAAGCAGGTTCCCATTTACAACCTCGATGTAACCATTACCGGGTTTTCATTTTACATAGAACCCACCGAAAGTTTAACAGGAGTAATAGTAGAATATTTATGGCTATGAAAAAGATATTATTTATAGTGTTTTTATTCGTCTGCTTTGCCGCAACAGCACAAAACGACGGGTATATATCAAAAGTAAGGTACTACGCTGAAATTGACAGCGTGTTAAAGCTGAACAGTACCGACATGAAAATTGATGTTTCTACACTGGCAACAGGCCAGTTTATGAAATACGACGGCACTAAGTTTACAAATGTAACTTCTGCCGTTGGCCTCGACAGTTTAACCAATGTAGGCGATGGTTGGTTAAGGGTTTGGTACGGCGGCAATGTAGTTGACAGTACCTACTTTGAACAACTGGTAGTAGATGTGGATTCGGTTACCATTTTCGGAACAGGAAGCGAGACATACCCCCTTTATGCCGACACAACCAAACTGGCAACACAGTTTTACGTTGACCAGCAAATTATAACTTCCAACGGATACAACGATGAAATGGCGCAGGATGCCGTGGGGGGAATACTGGACACCGCCTGGGTGGGGGATGTAAAGTTCCATTACGAAGATGCACTGGATTCTATTTGGGCAGAAGTAAAGGACGACAGCCACAACCACATAATAAGCAACGTGGACAATTTGCAGGATAGTTTGGATGCCAAGCAGGACGTAGTAACCGGGGCGGCAACCACTGTAACTGATACAGATTTGGACGTAAGCCGGGCATTAATCAGCAATATAAGCGGGAAAATAGCCGTAAGCCCAACTATTTCCACTACTGAACTAAGCTATCTCGATAATGCCAGAGACAACATTCAGCAGCAAATAGACAGTATAACCGCCGGAACCGACGACCAAACAGCAGCCGAAGTTCCTATTACTGACGCCGGAGGTTACTATTCATCGTTTTATGTTGAGGGTGCATTACAGGAAATAGGAGCAAGCCTTGCTCTGGCGTCCATAGATACGATGTATTACGCGAACGACACCCTGACGACCATAACCCCCACCGACACATTTAAAGTTGAAATAGCGATACCTGCAAGCGCAGGATGGGATTATTCAGTGCAGACACTTACAAGCGGAACCGACACCCTGAATGTAAGCAACGGCATAAATGCACAGTTGGCAATAACGGGCAACACGGCAATAAGGGTAGAAAACCTGCAAGCCGGAATGAGTGGAAACGTAACGGTAACGTGTAGCGTGAATGGGTACACCTTGCGGTTTACAAATGTAACGTCAAAGGTTTCTCCTTACATACCATCTGCATCCGGTATAATCACCACGTCTGCAAGTTCGGGGGCAACAGATGTTTACTCATGGTATTGGGATGGAAGTTATTTTATTATAAACGGCACACAAGCATATAACTAATGAATAAAATGGAAAACATACGAAAAACAACGGGATTATTCAGCTTAATTTTATTGCTGGCATTAAGCGTAAGCTGCCAGAATTTCTTTTGGAGCCACACGGGGGGCACAATTCCAGACCCGCCGGATATTAGTTGTGTGGAGTATGGGTATTTGTATAATTGGTATGCCGTTGATGATAGCAGAGAATTGACAAGTAGCGATACATGGTATATTCCACTGTATAGTGAAGTATTGGCACTGGAAACATATCTTGGAGGAGCAACTGTGTCTGGTGGAAAAATAAAAGAAACAGGGTTTACATATTGGAATGAACCTAATACAGGAGCGACAAATGAGGTTGGATTTAATGCCAGAGGTTCCGGCAAGCGTTCGGGAACAGGGGTATTTTCATCTTTAAAAACAGGTTTTGGAATAGGGTGCGGAGATTTAAGTGGTTCGTTGTGGCGAGTGAGGGGTATGGCTAATAATACTGGAACCAATGCTTCTGGCGTTGGTGACAACAAAGATGCGGGATGGTCTATTCGCCTCGTGTCCGATGCTACCGGAGTAGCGGACGGAACCACCACTGTTTACGAGGGGACGGACGGCAAAATCTACATGGCAGTCGCAATAAATCAGCTTTACTGGCTTACCGAAAATTTAGCAGAGACGCTGTATCGCAATGGCGACCCGATACCCACCGTTGAGGACAATACAACATGGGCTAATCTGACAACCGGGGCAAAATGTGCGTATGATAACAATTACAGTTATGTAGGATGCGACGAAGAATTTTCTTGTATTCGTGTAACACAATTAGCTTACAATAATGATTCCTTAGATTTATCTACTCAAATTGCAGCAACAAGCCCCCGTGGAATTAGTTTCAGTAATGATGGAAGCAAAATGTATATTGGTGATATTGCCCCAGATAGCATATACCAATTTACTTTATCTACGGCTTGGGATATTACAACTGCCACTTACGATAACAAGTCTTTTTATTTCTACAGGAATTTTGACATTCAGTTTAACAATGATGGCACGAAGATGTACTTGTTAAATCAGACATACGAAATATTTGAATATGCTTTAAGTTCAGCGTGGGACATATCTACTGCATCCGTATTGGATACCACAAGTGGTTTTTTAAATGCTTTGTTCTTCCAATTTAGCCCGGATGGAGAAAGGATGTGGACTAATAATTCAACTTCTGATTATTTATTGCAATGGGATTTATCCGTTGCGTGGGATGTATCCACAGCAACATATAATGGCGTTTCGGAGCCAAATTCAAGTGAAGATGGATTTATGTATGCCTCAATTTTCAGCTATAACTGTGGTGATGTTTTATGGCTATTTGGCGATGCCTATGATAAAATATATGAATATTCCGTCAATACAGCATTTGATATAACAGACATGATTTATACTGGAAATACTTTTGACCTGTCTATTTTCAACACAAGAAGCCGTGCTGCTGATATTAATTTAGCAGAAGATAGAATATATTTTTTAGGGCTTGATAATGGCATTTTATACCAATTAGACATTGAACGGTGAACAAAAACACAAACATATTCAGATGGGTAAAATTCTACGGCAAATGGAGAAAAGCCGAAGAATGCACCCATAAACAGATAAACGAACCTTACTACATGATTTGCGGCCACATTATACCGCGCGATGAGTTGGACGAAATCGGGGACATAATAACAAGCAGGAACTAATGGGAATTCTATTGATATGGATGATTTAATAAAATTTAAGGACTTTGTTTTCGGAATGTTTTTGTCGGTTATCACTTGGGAAACATGGCAAAACATAATTGTAAGCTTAACGATTGCCTTTCTGGGTGGATTTCTTGCAGCAGCAGGGAAACAAATACACAATCGCATATATAATTGGCGAAAAACAAAAAAAGAAAAGAAATGAACCCCGAACAGTTTGTAAAAAAGTATTATCCCTACGCAGTAGAAGCCGAGGAAGAAACAGGAATCCCGGCAATTGCTGTGCTGAGTCAGGCTGCGTTAGAGTCGGGTTGGGGCAAAAAAGCAATAGGCAACAACCTGTTTGGAGTTAAGTACCGAAAGGGCGATTGGGGTTACCAAAAGGTACTCACTACGGAGTATTCGGCCAACAGGGACGCTTTTAACGGGCAGGAGATTAAGTCAGTGGTTTACCTGAAAGATATCAATAAATATCAATTTAAACTGTGGTGCTACTTTGCTGATTATGCTTCGCCAAAAGATGCGTTTATTGCGCACTCTGAGTTGTTGTTGACCGAACGATACAAACATGCCCTGCGCTGGAAGCATTCGCCTAAAAGATATCTGATAGCTATCGCAAACTCAAAATATGCAACCGACCCAAATTATGCACGAAAAATGTGCCAAATGGTTGATTCAGTTAAAAAACGATTGTTAACTAAATAACACAAGATGAGAGAAACTAAAACGGATTTTATTAAGCAGTTCATTATTGACAATGATTTTTATCAATTGCCGTCACGCACTCTGGCAAAAGCAGTAGTGACTTCAAACCCTGAAATATTTGGAAAATACAACGATAAAAACATTGAACTGGCAAGGAGAATAATAAGAGAAATAAGACATTCGGCTGGGAACAGGAAAGCAGCAGACTCTGTATTGTTTGCCGAAAAGTTTCACGACTTTTTAGACCCTGATATAAACGATTATTCTACATTTTATATTCCGAAAGAGGTCACACGCTTGGGAATTTTAAATGATATTCACTTTCCGTATCATCACAAAGAAAACCTAAAGGCTGCTGTTGAGTATTTGAAAGGGAAAGAGGCTAACGGGATATTGTTAAATGGAGATGTTATTGACGCATATAAATCTTCTTCGTTTATGAAAGACCCCCGGATGCGTGATTTATCGGAAGAGTTCAACATATTGCGGGAGTTTATCGACGAACTGAATTATACATTTAACTGCCCCATTTATTATAAATTGGGGAATCACGAAGAACGGATTGAAAATAGTATTTTAAAGCAAGTCCCTGAGTTAGTTCATTTTGTTACGTTTGAAAATTGTCTCACCGATGGAGGAAAGTTTGACCTGAATGAGTACAATGTTACAATAATAAAAGACAAGCGTAAAATAAAATTCACTGACCATCTGACGATATTGCACGGCCATGAATACCGGACTGGAATGTTCAACCCGGTTGGCATTGCCCGTTGGCTGTACATGAAAGCAAGAGGGAACGCGGCTTGCGGTCACGGACACAAAAAAGATTCCTTTGCGGCGCGAAATATAGACGGCAAAACAATTGAAACAAATTCAATCGGATGCCTTTGTCAAATGACCCCCAAGTACATGCCCCTAAATGATTGGCAGGCAGGTTTTGCTTATGTGCGTAGAACGCCGGATAATTACTATAAATTCTCAAATCTATTAATCGAAGAGGGCAAGATATTATGAAAGAATTAATCATGCAATACGGAGTAGCCCTGTCAACTTTAATAATTCTAACTGTTGCGGCGTTAATTGTTGCACACAAATCAAAAAAAGATGAAATTATTAAATAAAATATGGAAATGGGTGGAAAGCCTGTGGGCTAAAGCAGATGATGCAATGGATAAGTTAATCCCGGTGGCTACCTCGGTGGTAGAGGGAGTAAAAAAGGCTGTTGAGAACGAAACGGTTTTGGACGTGCTGGAAGTGGTGAAATTTGCCATTCCGGGGGACGTGGACGATAAAATAATTAATAAGGCCGTACAGTTAACCCAACGATATATACCCAAAATTGCCTTACGGTTGGGGATTGTCAACGCAGTAATGAAACTGGATAGCGTAAACGAACAAATGCTGGCCGTAGTAAATGCCTTAAAAGAATCAAATAACGACCAGAAAAGCGATTATTGGCACGAACTGGCAGCATTTACCCTAAAACATTTGGCTGACGGGAAGTTAACATTGGGTGAAGCGGGAGCAATCGTTGAATACCATTACAGGAATCACATAAAGAAATAAACTATGGAAACATTATTTTTAGGCATAAACATTTCAGAATGGGCAATAGGCGGTGTAGCTATCGCTATCGCAGGTTTTATTGTTACACTTCTGCGCAAAAAAGGCTTTAACACGAAAGCGTTCTTGGGGCGTTCAGCGCGTATTACAAAAGAGATTGGCGAGGCGTTACTTGAAACATCTGATGTATTACTTGTTGCAAGCAAGGCTATTAATGATGATAATAAATTAATCGAGAATAGCGTAAAGGATGTAATTGAGGCCGGGAAAGAAGCTGTACTTGAGTGGAAAGACGTAATTATGGTAATAAAGCCAAAGAATTAAACAGCAACGTCCAATGGGTTGTACATTTTCACCAGTTTCTCCTGTGGTATGTGGTTGTAATGCAGCGTAGAGTCCAATGATAAGTGACCAGACAGTTCCATAGCCGGGAAAACACCTTCTTTTTCAATTACGTTTGTAATATAGGTGTGCCTGAAAAGATGCGGATGCGCCCGTCCTCCCGACGCTTTTCTTATAATCGACTGAACGCTGGTTCCTGAATACATTCCCCCATTCTGACCTTCAAACAAATACTCTTTAGGATGCCATTCTTTCAAATACTTTTTCAAGTATCTTTTGACTAACGGATGTAACTGAACATTCCTATTTTTACCGCCCTTGAGCGTCCGGATAAAAATGCGGTTGTCTTTAATATCATGAAGCTTTATATTCAAAAGTTCCGACAACCTAACACCAGTTGAATAAAACAATATTATAATCAGTTTGTGTTTTATCTGGTCGGTTGACTTCATCATTTTTACAAATTCATCAAATGTTATAATGTCCACAAACTTTTTGTGTGTTTTTACCGGATGAAACCAATTCATTTTTTGAGGCTGCTTGAGTAAATCTTCATAAAGTATTTTCAGCGCAGAACCATTGGCATTATAATAGCTATCAGAAAATTCCTTACGAATAAAAGCCATGTATCCCATTAAATCCTGTTTTGTTAATCGGTATATCCTGTTATTTTTATTGCAGAATATTTTAACACAAGACCAATAAGACTTAATAGTTTGCTCCGAATTTATATTGGGCTTATTCATCAAAATTGTGACATAGTTTTTATTTAATTCTGTCAAATTCATTTTTAAGCATTTGAAGGTTAATGGTTTAATGTTATTGGGTTTAATAATTGTTAGCACCCATTGAAGAAATCAAGAGTAAAGCTAACTGTTACTATTCTGCCATCATACCTAAATTGGTGGTTAATGTACTTATCGCCTTTTGCAATCTGTTTACCAGTGCCGTAGCATTGTCGCTTTCTGTTACTTGTTCGCTCAGTTGTAGAGCGTACATTATCAAAAACAACGGGTGCTAACAATGTATATAAATCATTGCTTGGTTGTAGTTTTTCGTTAGTAAATGCCATTTTATAAAGTTTTTATTGTTATCAATCTTTTGTGCTTTCTATACGCAACGCTTCATATACTAACCGTTACCGCCAATACTACTTACCGTACTTTTCTTGAAGCTTTCGTAATTGGTCTAACTCTCTCCGCGCAATATCGTCCTTGCGCCTTTGTTCTTGGTCTATTCTGGCTTGATATTCTTCATCAGTTTCCATTCGTTCTGCAATTGCTTCAATAGTAGTGTAGGCGCAATCGTAGCTAATACTGCTTTCTATTTCAACATGTGTTGCTCCAAGTTTTTCAAGTTCTTCTAAATCCTCGCGCAACTTCTTAATTTCAACACCATATTCCCAGTCAAGGTCATAATCAATTTTAAACTGTCTTACTTTTTTATCCATTGTTCTATAATTTACCGTACTGGCGGTAACAATTTGTAAAAATAATAGCGCATACCGCCTTTGTGCCATTATTCAAGTTTATATCGTGCGCTACTATTCTTACAAGTAGCCGTTATGAAGAATAATCTCTCTTCACTTTATGTAAGTCCATTGTTGAATATCCCATATTAATCAATTCGTAATAGTAATAAATATTACCATCCTTATCAACAATGTTTCTTTTATCTCTGAATGGATAATATGTTAAGTCTTCCAATTTAGGACGATTACTCTTCATAACATCAGATATATTCAATTCTGATGTGTGTTCTTCAAATGTTTTCATATTTTTAAGTTTCATACTATTAATTTATTTTCTACTATATATTAAAAATCAGAACTGAATATATCTGTAACCGTTAAAGCCAATTTTTGAAATCAGCCCGTTCGGAAATGTCTATATAGTTGTCGCCTAATTGTACTTCGTAATCAATTTGCCTCAGTGTCTTTGGGGCTTTTTTCAGAAACTTTTCACAGGCTTCATCTAAAGTGGAAGCCTCAATCCATTTGCAACGTCCATCATCGGCAGTGGTATCGTTCTCGCACCAATAAAGGAAGCCGTATTTATTAGAAAAACTGGCTTTAACACCATGTTTATTGCATTTGCTTTTGGTACTTGCAGCCAATTGCCTACGCTTTAATAAAAAATCTTGTAGGTCAGCAAAATCAATAAACTTACAACTATCTTCAAAGGCAGTTTTTAAATCAGTATCAGTCCATTTTTTATTATCCATTGCTCGGTTATTTAAAGTATTTAGTTATCTATTACTTTCTTCGGTTATTCAACGGCAAACGCAACAAACATCAACCGTTATGCACCATGCTATTATTCATAAATGCATCTTTGTTGTTACGTCCGTGTTTCAAAGTTACAAAAAGCACGGTGCATAACAATGCATAAAAATAATGGCTTGGTGTGGTACATTTAATCAACATTCTGCGCTAATTCCATATTTTATTTTGCCCTCGCACTTTTGCTTTTTCAAAGCAATTTGGATTTGTAAAAAATAACTTCTTTACTTACTTTCCCAGCCACACCTTTCAAATTTAATAAGGGTTTAAATGGTAAATAATCACCGTTTTTACCCTCACAAAAAATAATTTCGCCTTTGCGTTTCAATGTCCAATCGGCGAGTTTATCATAGTCCAACAATCTACTGCTATGCCTGTACCCCATTCCTGCATTGCCTTTGTACGGGGGGTCGATAAACCAAGTAGCTTCAATATTTGGCGCACTTGAATAATCGTCATTAATAATCTGCCAATGTTTTATTTTGTGAAGGTTTTCAGCAAATATTCTGCGGCTGATTTCCCAATTTCGTTCCAGTACAGGTGTTACCTTAATCGTTTTGTAGTGGAAAGCCATTTTTGTTGCAGCATGTACAATATGTAAAAAATCAGAACTTCTTTCACCAACTTTTAAGTCAGGTAAATTCTTAATATCCTCGACAGTTGCGCTATTAATAAGCCAATCCCAAATATTGGCAACTTTCTCATCCTTTTCGATGAGAATTATATTCTTTTCCCAATTGTCGCCAAACATTGAGTAAGATGCTGCACCTGCAAACGGCTCAATAATAGTATCGCAGTTTGGAGCAGGATAATACTTGGCTATTTGTTTTTTTCTTCCGTAATAATAAAACATAAAACCATCCCTAAAAATAAAATATTACTGTATCTCTTTTATTAACTTTCGTGCGTTATTGTCGCCACTATTCTTATGCTTACCGTTATGCCCCATTGCGGCAATAGAAGTCATCTAACTGCACTACATTATGGTAACTACACTCACCCTCCGCACGCTCTATTCTGCTTATTGTGGCGGCACTAACATTCGTTTCTTTTGCAACCTGTCTCAGTGTTAATTTTAATTTTTCCCTACGCTCTTTGAAAATATGCAACGAGGGCATAACACTGTGTAATACGGCATTATTTTTTACTACCTCAATTGCTGAATTTATAGCATCTACATATCCAAAAGCGTAATAAGCTGGTTTGTCTTTCACTTGTTCTTTCGTAGGTCTAAGGTTGTTTAGTTCTTTTATTATTGCTTCCATAATTATTTGTATTTCAAATCCGTAAAAAATAACGACCGCATACACTTTACGTTAGCGGTAATGCTAATCTGGTATATTACAAATTGGTTTATAATCACACCTATTGCATCGTATTCCTTTTACATATTGTCCTTTAGGGCAAGCACTACCGCTAACAACAGGTATAGCAAATAAATTTTCTAACTTTTCTGCAAACTCTGTAATTGCTCTAATTCTATAATCATACATAAGGTCATTTACCGCCATTTTTCTGGCTAAATCGTCAATTAAGTCTTGTTTTTCTTTTGTCATTGTATTTTTAATTTAGTGGTTGTTTATCCGAAAATTTACATTGCCATACCCCAACCGTTATGTACAATAAAATAGGCTAAAGCTCCCCACCCGCATCTAAAAGTTTTTTAGTGTAGTATTCTATTTGTTCCTTTGCGTATTTAATGTCGCTCTTTGCATTATCTTCTGCACATATTTGGGCGTGTCGCTCATCAAATAAAACTTTGGCACTCCAATTAGCTCTTACAAAGTTCTTACCATCTTTAGTAAAAAACTTTTCATTGTCACGTTCTATCGTGCCATCATTTAAGGTTTCAGGTTCAAACCCCCACCCACAAGTTACTTCTGTGCCTTTAATCAACCATGCTTTTTTAAGTTGTATTTTCATGTCTTTGTTGTTGCACCGCCTATTTAAAAGTACATAACAAAGTATATAATTTATAGGCAGTTAAGTTTATAATTCAATATTTATTTATTCGTTCAAAGTATGTAGGTAATTGTAATTTCTGCTCTCGTAATGCCTACAAAATCATATACGAGCCGTTAGCGTGCAGTTTTGCTTGAAACTTTTAAGCAAATTTGAAAACCAGTTTAGCAAAACCGTTCCCGTTGGCACGCTAACACGCAACAAATGGCATTGCTTCGGTATTTCATAGCTAAGTTCCTGCATAAAATCAAAAAATAATTTGCCGACTCACGTACTCTTTTTTCAAAACAGTTTTAAGAAAAAGACCACTCATCGGCAATAAATACGTCTGTACATGCTTCGCCACTTTTTGTAACTCCATCTCTTACAAAGGCTTCACCAATGTTCTTATCATCAACGTAAGTAGCTATTCCGAGATATTTTCCATCTCTCCACAAATGATAATCTTTGCCGTAAATAAGCAAATCTTGTTTTTTGTTGATATTTCCTTCATCAACAACGCTGTCAGGTAATTTCATATCAAGTTATTTTGTTTTAATACATTTTTCAATTTGTCGGATAATTTTTCTTTCGGCACTTCCACATAAGACCAGTGCATAGAATGATTTGTGATTGTAGTTCCAAATGATGGAAGAAATACTTTCCCATTCCTAACCTTTATCGGATAACCTTCAAATTCAATAGTCGTTTCAATTACATTCATTTTAAATCCCCCCTAAAATTATTTTTTTAACGTCCGTCCATTTAATCAACTTTCTGGCAGCAACGCCACTTGTTGCCACCGTTAGGCGTAATGCTAATCAAGCCCATAGTTCTCACTACACATTTTACATTGGTCGTCAAACACCATGTCATCTGTAATTATTCCAAGGTAACTGCATCCGTTAAACCTGCGCCATAAAGTTTTGTAGTACTTGCAGGGTTTTATATAATACGTGCCTCCGTGGTTATTTAAACTATCATCGTTGGCGCAGTTTTTCTCATCATCTGGCGCATAGCAGTACATTCCTTCTGGTATAGGCAAAGCACTACGCCTAACACCAAATAAAATTAATAACTTCCACCAGAGCATATTTATAAGGTTTCCTAACCAATAAAAGTAATGTGTATTTTTCATCATTTGTTGTATTTAATCGTCACTAATCTTATTCATTCCGTTATGCCGCATTTTGCGCAGATAATTAAATCTAAAAATTGAAGGATACGCAGCGCAAAACGTACCCTTCGGCGGCATAACATTGTGCAAAAACAAAATGCTCGTGGCTCGTGTCACCGTACAGCCTCCTCGCGCTTTTCTTTGATGTAATCTGCTATAAATATTCTCTCTGCTTTTTTTAGTACTTCTTCTTCGGTGTTGTCGTAATTAAACAGGTTACTGTACTTGTCATCGTCGTAAGCAATACTCATTCCTATTGTTCTACTGCCTTCGGTTGTTACAGAAAGTATCTGTATTTGGTTTCGCCCCCTCCTGCGTAATTTCCTTAATAATTTTGTTTTCATCCCGCGTTATTTTAAATGTTTGTAACTCGTATCAAAGTTCGGTAGTGTGCCAACAGCATTCAGTTCTTGCACTTGGCGTTATGCCCCATTAAAACAATAGTGTTCCATTGCATATTCTTTTGTAAGCATATAATCATTTTGCCCTCGCACGCCTATCTTTACAAAGTCGTTTATTCCGTATTTCAAACTTACCATATTATGCTCGGGTTCATCATAGTCTATAAACGTCTTTGCATCATCCATTGTAATTACTTTTGCTTTGGGATATATGTCATTATTTAGTTCAGTAAATTCATAAATACCGTCTGCATAATGCCAGCTACCATCTTCGTCAGCTTCACTATAAAAGCAAATATCCCCCACGCACGCCTCTGTTCCGTCTTTGTAAAAATAACGGGGCATAACACTATGTATAGGTAATTTGCCGTTCTTTGTTATTACTTTGTCTGTATTCATATCTATGTTCTTTTTATTAAGTTTTGTACTAATTTTGATGGGCAAACTACCCATACATTCAACGTTAGCGGTAATTTTAAGTACGTTCTGTTCCTCTTGCACACTTAATATGGTAATAATAATCGTAATCTACACCCATGAATCCGTATTGTACCGCCATCTTTACATTATCATTCTTCGGATTTACAAACTGTCCGCAGTAGTGGCATCGTGGAAAACTACCGCTAACACAAGCTAAATGCAAACCGCCGGAGGTATCTGAATCGGGCTTGCCAACACACGTTTTTTTATCAGGTGTAGCTGCAAGTTCAAGCATTTTAAAGAAGTAATTATCATCGGGTAAGTCAATGCCTTTTATGACTGCATTGTCTTTAGTCAGCCTTTTTGCTTTTTCCAAGTTTGTTTCAAATTTTTCCAACGCTTCGTTTTTCATCGTTATTCGTATTTAAAAAGTTTCTACTAAATTTCAAAAGGCGGTCAGCACTTAGCTTTACCGTTGTAGGCGAATACGTTCCGCTCCGTAAACTACGCTACACTAAAAATCCTTTCATTTAAAAATTTCAACAAACCTCGCTATACTTCGGAAGCGTTTTCGTATATATAGAAACAGTGCATAATCGCATACTAATTCAAGTTCTTCGGTGGTTAAATCCTGCTTTTCAATTTCTTTAATAAATTTGTTTGTTGTCATCTTCTAAATTTTTAAATTCCCAGTATTTTTCATTCGCCTACAACGTTCGGGCGCTTCTTCGATAAACTAATCTGAGTCGCGGACGTACATCGTCACAACAAGCATTAAAGCCCAGTTAATACCTCTCTCCACTCATTCTTCGTGGCGGTATTAACCGATGCTTTACCGCCCGAACGATAGGTGTAATACACTTCGCTGCCAATTTGCTACTCTTTTATGTGACGTTTATGCGTTTTGCAATATTTATTTCCTCTATAAATTGACGGCTCATAATCACAGCTTTCATCGCAAATTGGATTCGCTTCGTTTACGATGCCTTCATTTAAAAGAGAAATAGCGTCAACTAAATCTTCTCTTTTATCAAGGTAACTGGCTACTATTTCTGTGCTGTCATCTTCTTCTCTCCAAGCATCTAAAATTTTATCAACTTTTATTAACTCTATCTCTAATGTTTCAATAGCATATTCCATAATATTTCTCTTTTAAATTCCCGTCATCTAATTACACCTATCGGGTTCGCGTCCCGCTCCGTTAAGCTTTGTGCAAGTGCGAAGTGAACGTACACCTATCACAGCGTATAACCCATAAAATGGCTCTAAATCCATTTCGCTGCGCTCATGTCTTTGCCATTTGACGGGTCATGGACGCGAACCCGTTATAAAAACATAAATGAAAATGCAGCAAAGAACAGTAGTGCTAAACACCAAGCAAAAGCCCATCCGAAATGAAATTCATTCCACCATTTACGTTTTATAACACCACGTAAATGCAATGCTTTGTCGTGGCTCGTATCAACATCGTTCACTTTCGTCTCATATTGGTTACATAAATGTTCGAAATTTTTATCGTGAATTTCCACGTTCCATATTTTTAAACATTCGTAATATGTTTGTCCA